GCGGCGCTCATTAAGATGCACAGTCGCAACTTCTTCAGCACTGTTGAAAAGAGACAGCGCTCAACTCTGACGCACACGATTACGTGTGCTGTGCTCGCAGCGTAGCGAACGCAATTGACAAATCGACTCAAGACTCAACTTTGAGCGCCCAGACGCGCCACAAGCGATTTGTGAACGTCTAACAAGTGCTCAAAGCGAATAGCTCTAGACGTGCTTTCGTTGTGTCTGCTCTCTGCTCGACATGTAATCACTCGCACTGTGCTCTGTGTGCTGTGCGAACTATTCACAGTGCTCTTGTGAGCGACAGCAAGCTTTCAATCACTGCGTTAATCTTTCGACTGAGAGAGCAACAGATAAAAGCGACAGCGCCTGAGAGCATATCTCTGTGAGTCAAGCGAGCACAGCAACAGCGCGGCGCTATCGAGCGCCAATTGCGCCAAGCGACTTACACAAGCTGAGCGTCACTCAAGAGCGAGTGACGTGCACTTGTCTAAGCTGTGTTCGTCATGAGTGACACAAGCAAGTCACTTTTCAGTGACAGTCGCAAGCTTCAATTGACTTGAGACACAAGCGCTCAGCGAGCACAGCATCAAGCTGTGCTCGCTGTCGCTTAGACGCTTGCTCTGTGTGCGAGCGTCTAAGCGAGCGCTGTCTTGTGACAGCGTATTGTCAACGTGTCTCAAATTGAAAGAGAGCTAGACAAATGCAAGTTGTTTTCACTGAGCGACAGCGCCAGCTATTGGCGCTTGCTGAGCGCTGGCGCAAGAGTCAGCGCGAGCAGCGCAAGCAGAGCGAGCAAGAGCAGCGCGAAGCGAAAGCGAGCGTCAGCAAACGCTTGACGCGAAGCGAGCAAGAGCAGCTAGCAAGCGCCCGCATTGCACAGCGCAAGCGAGCGCAAGAGCAGCAAGAGCAAGAGCAGCGCGCCAAGCGCTCTGCTCTCTTGTGCGAACTAGCTGCGAAGCGCGTCAGCTTTCAAGCTGTGTGCAAAAAAGCTTATATAAGCAAGCTTGAATACGACAGCGCCAAGCAAAAGCACGTCAAGCGCACAATCGTCATTCGCTGTCGCACGTTGTACATAAGCGCTGACGCGCTCAACACTGTGCGAAAGCTGTTCTTGAGCACACGTAACAAAGAAGTCAGATATGTGCTGAGCGAAGCGAAAGCGCCCGATGATACAGACTATCGGCGCGTAGCGTCACTCACACACAATGAGGCGCTTGATTATCTGACGCGCTTGCTGACAAAAGATCGAGCATACACTGCAATGCATGAGCTACTGAATTGTAATTGAGTCAAGCGAAGCTGAGTGAGTGACAAGCAATTGTCACTCACTCAGCTTTTGCAGCTTTTGCGAAAGCATTGACAAGCGTATGTCAATGCTTTCGCAAGTGCTGTTAGCTGTGCACACACTTGAGCAGAGCGAGCACTTTGCTTGCTCTTGCTACTTCAGCACAGCGAGAGAGCTAGACATGTCACAAGTCAATTTTGCAGACGTTGTAAACTGCGGCGCGCTGAGTGACAATGCTATGTCACAAGCGCTCAAGTCGCTCGCGATGCGAAGCGCTGCTCGCAGCACAGCGAGCAAGAGCGACAGCAAGAGCGACAAGCGCAAGCGCAAGAGCGCCAAGAGCGCGAAAGCGAGCGTCAGCGCCCAGACGTACGTGCAGACGAGAGCACAGCACAGAGAACAGTATTACAGCAAGCGCAAGATCGCTCATCATGCGAACACTGCTCAATTCAGTGTCAAGCGCCCCGGCGTAATCGCAACGATTATTGACGTGTTGCGAGCAGCGAGCGAGCAGCGCCCAGTGACGAAAGAGCAAGTGCTCGACAAGCTGTGCAAGCGCTTCACTGAGCGCCCGCGCGAGCACATGAAAGCGACTGTTAGTATGCAAGTCAAAAGCGGTTTGCGAATCGAAAAGCAGCTTGAGGTCAGCGAAAACGAAAAAGGTTTTTGGCTGACGCAAGAAGCTATCGACAAGAGCAAAGCGAGCGTCAGCACAGCACCCAGCACGAACTAAGTCGATTGAAGCGAGCACAGCACACATGCTGTGCTCGCTTCGCTTGCGCTGTCGCTCTGACAGCGCAAGCGAAGCGAGCAAGCGCCTAGCTGCTCGCGCCCAGCGCCCCAAGCGCTGAGCGACGAGAGGAAAGGTTGCGCTCGCTGTAAAGGGTTACGCGCGTAAGGGTTACGCTGCGTAAGAGGTAAGGTGTCTCAAGCGTAAGAGGAGCTATCTGCGGAAGTTCCTGAACTCTGCTCTTGCAAGAGGCAGCGCAAGCTGCGAACGAAGAGGATCCGAAGTGCAAGGGAGTCTGCAATGAACGGAGCCCCGAGCGACGTTCCCCGCCGAAGAAGAGAAGAGAATGGGATTGTGAGAGGTGCGGTCGGGGTTGGATTGAAGTTCCTGCCTGGGTCCGAACCGTCAGCGAAGCGCACGCATCGGCGGAAGAGGACCTGAAGTGACTCCCTCTACCATGCTCTCGCAAGAGAGCATGGACTAGGTAGCCATTTCGGTTATCTGTGTCTCAACTCAAGTCAAAGGAGCTAAGTTATGAAAGGTACGGTGTTATGCGCCGTCTTGGTTGGCTTGTGCATAGGCTGCGAACTACCTAAGAGCGAACCAAGCGCTCAAGAGGCTATCGCAGCGGCCAAACTCATGATTGGAAGGGAACTCGCTGCGCTCCACGTTGATTCCATTTACTTCCCCGATGATTCCGGGGAATACTGGGTCACATGGCAGAGCGACGAAAAAGGGGTCATGCACGCTATCGTGCGCGGAGTTGCTAACCTGCGCACTTCGGAAGAGGACCTCAGACTGCAATCGTGGAAGCTGGACCTGACTTACGACAAGGAAAAGCAAGTCTGGCAATCGCACGGTATGAATTGGTCTCGACAATGACGGTCCCCATTACCGCGCTTGCGAGAGCGAGCGCGGACCTGGTGATCGTTTGGTGTCTCAATTCAAGTCAAAGGAGCTAACATGGGTAAGAAGATCGTCAAGAGCATTGCGGAATTGTGTGAGGATAAGGATGCCTACTGCCAAAGCGGTTACATCCGAATGAAGGACCTCATGAACCGATCAGGTCCCATGACCGATGAGACGTTCATGGATACGCAAGAAGGCGAGAAAGGGTGGCTGGAAAAACTCGGCATCAAAGAGGATGACGTGGTCTTCGTTTCCTTCTACAACGTCGCCGCTGATGATTACTGTCTCAAGCTGGAAGGGTACGAACTCTTCGCGGAAATGGACGATTATACCGTAATCGTCTATAAGGACGGGAAGCTGATCGGCGGGTACTACTGCTCGACAAGAGGTTGCGCCTATCATGCGAATTGCTGGATCGGCAATACTGACCCCGAGCAATTCCTCGGTGCGGTCAGTTGGGATGACGAGAAGGAAGGAGTCAAAGCGCATACCTGGTTCAAGACCACCAGCGATATCGCAAAGGACCTTGCAATCGACCATCAGAACCGCGTCGTCAACCCCCTGCGATGACTCCCATTACCGCGCTCGTCAGAGCGCGGACCTGGTAGCCATTCCAAACTCAAGTCAAAAAGGAGCTAAGATGGGAAAGAAGCGCAAGCGTGTTTCCGCTGAAAGGCGGCTCCGCGAGCGCGATGAGCAGGAATCCAAACCAACTCTGTGTTGGCACGGACCTGATGAGCGTGAGGATGACTTGACTTCGGATCACATTTGGGAAACTGAGTGTGGATCTTACCGAATCATACGTTCGGTGAGCAAGTTGGGTCAAACGAACCGCTTCATCGCGCTCGTGAAGGAGCAGTATCACAATGGTCCTAGCTGGGACTTCGTTGACCGCCGCCCCGAAGGGAACTATCCGAGAGAGCATCGCACTTTACCGGATGCTTTTCAGGCAGTGAATATGCACTGTCTGGAACGGCGAAAAGTTGTCCCCACTAGCAATGAGGAAGAGGTGTTGGTTAGCGCTGAAAAGCAGAAACTAACACTTCTCCCCTATGCTGTCCCCGCAAGTCGCCTAATAGCCAGCAATGCATTGCCTTCGCCCTCTCCGCGAGCACCTAGCAAAGCTAGCTCTCCAAAAGCTAGCTCAAGCTCAACGGTGAGGAGAAACGGCGTGCTGGTATTCGGGCGCTATCCGTTGTCGAGAGTAGGCAACTGGATGGGACTGAAAGGTGGATGGGACCTTGCTCGCGCCAAGCGAGCGCTTGAGAAGGTCGGTGTAGACCTTGCGAGCGTGAAGGATTCGACGCTCAAGACCGCCTTGACAGACGGAAGGAACCCCAAGTATTCTAAACCGGCTGACTTGATGGATTCGGAAATCAAGCAGCTGGAAGGAGTGAAGTAAGGTGAAACTGTCGAAGAAACACGCGATTGGACCAGATCCTCAAGAACAGCACGTACCTTCCCGAAGCGGGTTTGGTAGTGCAGCTTCGCAAGGCGCTGGAAAAGCTGGGCGAGGTAGCGCTCGGTCAGCTAAACGTCATCATCATGTGCAAGGAATCGGATGCACGGATGACGTTTGTGATGGAAATTGCCAATCGGGAAGTCCCGGAAAGGAAACCGCCCTGGGTGGTGCACTTCCGTCGTAATGATGGAACGGATGAGATTTTTGGTTCATTCGAGGACGAAAAGGCAGCCGACGAGTGGACCGAGATGTTTATCGCTCAGTGCGAGAAGGAGGACGGAAAGTTCGATGGCGTCTGCGCTCCTCAAGAGCTGTCCGACCCGAAGTTTTCCGATCCCGCGTAACGATCCCCATTACCACCCTCTCGCGTGAGAGGGTGGACCTGGTGACCGTTCTGTGTCTCAAGTGAAAGGAGCTAGGTTATGCTGTGGAAAGCCAGCAGTGTGTACGATGCAGGAACCATTTCCTTCGACATGGCCGACACTTTCCAGGCCGCTTGGGAGTATCTTTGGGATAAAAACCAAAAGCTCCTCAAGAAATGGGACCGCTCGTACTACCACTACGTCTCGGCGACGGATCTGGTGCGGCGCTTCCGCGCTTCGCTGGTCGAGCGCATTGACAAGCGACCGTATGGGTCGCTCGATTGCGACGGCTACGGTGTGCGCGTGCATCTCAACGGCAAGGGCATGACCCTGCTTGGATGGGCACGCGACTGGTTGTATTGTCAGGTCCGAGCAGGGAAGCTCGAGGCGTACAACCCGAAAGGTTCGACCTGCAGCGGTTTGCGCTTCCGACCTGTAGGGGCTTCCTACTCGGCAGCGGAGATCGAGCTGCGCAGCCTCAGCAAGGAGGAGAGGTCGCGCCGCTATCGCATTTACCACGCAAAGGACGTGGAAGGCGGTGCTCTGTGTGGTGTCAAGAACCGAAGCATGGGCGGTCGGCATCCGTTCCGAAAGCGCATCGCTATCGTCGGTGAGGATGGCAAGGTGACGTGCAAGCGCTGTCTCCGCGCGATGGAGATGCGGAAGTTCCTAAACTCCTGAGGAATTGACGATCCCCATTACCACCCTCCTGTGAGGAAGGAGGGTGGACCTGGTGACCGTTATGTGTTTCAAGTTCAAGTCGAAAGGAGCTAGGTACTATGTACAACATGCGGAAAGCTGTGGATGCAGGGTTGCGCCAGCAGGACCATTTGGATCCGAACTGGTTCAACAAGATTTACCGCACCAAGCTGCACATGGGAAGCTGCAAGGACTGTATGCTCGGTCAGCAGTACGGCGACTTTGAGGAAGGAGTCAAAGCGCTCGGACTGGATGACGAATCGGCGGTGAACTTGGGGTATTCGATTCCGCGCTTCATGATCTACGATGGGTGCGATTTGGTTGACCGGTTCTGGAAAGCGCTGAATCGCATGTGGAAGGAAGCGATCATGGATCGGGAATGCTGGACCAGCTGACGATCCCCATTACCGCCCTGGCAACAGGGCGGACCTGGTGACCGTTGGTTACCATTCAAGTCAATTGGAAAGGAGCTATGCTATGGTTAAGACAGCAGAAAGGCGATTGTCCAGGGTGGATGTTATCCGGAGCAAGTTCGGACAACTCCGAAAAGACCTGAACTACTTCCTGATCGAGAGGCAAATCGAGATTGACTTGGTCCTTGCTGCTATGGTCTGTGCAGAGCATTGCCTGCTAGTAGGCGAGCCGGGAACGGCGAAAAGCTTGCTGGTTAGCAATGTGCGCAAGGCTATAGAAGGAGCCAAGAAACCCTTCACCGTGCACTGCTGCAAAGACACTACAAGAGGGGCGGTTTTCGGACCGACCAAGCTGAGTGCTTTGAAGGATGATCGCACGGATCGGGCACTGGCCGGTGGCGCTGCCGATACGCACTTCCTCATCCTAGAGGAAGTGTTCAAAGCAGGTCCCGCCGTTCTCGATATGTTCCTCATGCTGATTAACGAGAGGGTGTATGAGGAGGGCTTGGTTTCTGCCGAGGCTCCTCTGCGCTTCTGTCTCGCGGTCAGCAATGAGTGGAAGCCTGAAGGTTGCGAGGCAGCGCTCGCAGCTTTCTTCGATCGGTTCTTGTTCAGGAAGGAGGTCAAGCGCGTCAGCATGAGGTCCTTGGATCGGTTGCTGTTCAGTGATATCCGCTTCGATCCGAAGGACAAGATCACGCTCGAGGAGCTTGATACGGCCACGAAGGTCGTGGAAGGGTACGAGATGACGAAGGAGGCAAGGGAAAGCTTCCGAACGATCATCGAGAACTTGCACGCGGAAGGTATCTTCCCTGGTGATCGCCGAATGCGCAAGGCGGTGAAGGCCGCTAAGGCATACGCTTTCATCTGTCAGGACGTGGAAGTGGAGACCAAGCATCTGGATATCCTAGCCCATGTGCTTTGGAATGACCCAGAGGAGCAACCGAAAAAGGCTGCTCGCATCATCGGAGTCATTGCCAATCCGACGGGGACGAAGATTACCCAGTTGCAGGAGGAGATGGAGGATGTGGTGGCCAAGAACACTCCTCAGGAGGCCGTTCCGAAGCTGAAGCACATCCAAGCTCAACTCGCCGACCTTCCAATGAATCCCCGCAAGGCGGACGCATTGGAGTATGTCGCGGACATGATTAAGGACCGCTATGACGCCGTGATAGGAAGGAGGTCGTGATGCCTAGCAAAGAGGAATTGCTGAAAATGTTCAACCTTGACAAGGGGTTGAGCAAGTCAGCGCCTGCACCGTCAAAGCCTGTCGTGCGCAAGGAAGCGCCGCAGGTCGTCAGGGATAGGGATAACTGCCTTATCCTTGACGAATGGGATCAGGATCGCGGGATGGTGATGGCTCGCAAATTGGGCAATCCAGAGAGCGACCATCTATCCCAGTCAGCGCTCGCTGACTTGCATGGAGTGTGCTTCAAACCTGATCCACAATTCGCTGAGGGCTGCAAGGACGAGAATCGAGAAAGGTTCATCAAGACCCTTCTTGAGTCCTCGGAATTTGCAGGTCTCAAGGCGAGCACCACGCTAGTCGTTACCGCCAGTGAGCGTGCTGCCTACAATCTCGCCGAAGAGCTGGGCAAGGTGTGCGAAGCTGAAAAGCATCGCAAACCGAAACCTGACTCCGCAAAGGAGGAGAGAGCGAAGGCAGGAGCGTTCATCCGAGCGGTAGCGAAGGGTGTGGACAAGACCGAAAAGGAGGTCGAAGAGATGGATGGCATCTGCCATGCGATGGGCATGGGTGAAGGCATGAGAGGTCACAATCTTGCTCCGGAACAACTCGCTGAGTTGTTCAACAAGGTTAGAAATAACCCTGTCGTGAGAAGGATCTGTGAGCTAGCGGGTCGTTACCGTCTCAGCGCTCAGAGCAAGCAGAGGAACAAGGTCGTTCACGGTTACGATGATATGGTGGGTCTGTGTCTGGACGATACGCTCGGTCTCCTGCTCCCAGAAGAGTTAATGCTTTTGGGAGAGGATGACGAGCTAGGTCTGGACGCGGCGCGCCGTCTCATGGAACGGGAAACACTCGCCTTCGACTATCGCAGCATCGAGAAGGTAGCGAAAGGTTCCATTCTCATCACAACCGATGAGAGTGGTTCGATGCACGGCGAGCCTAATGCCAACGCAAAAGCCTTCGCATTGGCGATGGCATGGATCGCACGCAAGCAGAATCGCTGGTGTGGTTTAGTTGGCTACAGTGGAGGCGATCCCGGTTTGCTGCTGACGCTACCTCCCCACAAGTGGGATGAGCTAGCCGTTCTTGAATGGATGGCTCACTTCTACGGTCGGGGGAGCGATCGTGACGTTCCGGTAGTCGAATTGCCAGACTTCTACCGGCAGATGAAAGCGCCGAAAGGCAAGACGGATCTGGTGATGATTACCGACGCGATCTGTCATCTGGATGCTGGCGAGATTGCAAGGTTCAACGATTGGAGAAAGGAGGAGAAGGTTCACTCAATCGCTCTTATCATCGGCAGGGAAGCGGGTGATCTGAAGCAGGTATGTGATGAGGTCTACTACCAAGCGCAGCTTGGAGTAGAGAACGAAGGTGTGGAAAAGTGTCTCTCTATTTGAAAGGGAGGCTGACGATCCCCATTACCGGGCCTGTCGTGCCGCAGGCCCGGACCTGGTGACCGTTTGTCTATTGTGTCTCAACGAAAGGAGCTATGTTATGACCGCCTCTATTCAGACCAACGAGAAGGGCTCGAGGAAAGGTCGGCGAGCCGCCGCCATCAAGGAGTTGTCGGAAGGCAAGTCGCGCTTCCTCGGAGAGTTAGTCATACTCTCCACGGGGACGGGTAAAAAGCACAAGCTGAAGGAGATTATCTCCGCGCTTGAGTCCTGCGACCTCAACAAAGAGGTTGCCAAGGAGCTTTCCCCGCGGGCTGCCTTCACCCGTGCCGCACGCGAACTGGCAGACGAGAGGGTTATCGACATCCTTCGGGATGAAACGGACCACATCACCTTCCAGTTCACGGCGAAGGCGATGAAGGACTCCGAGTGGAAGTATTCCAAAGAGACCAACGTCGTTCTGGACAAGATCAGCGGCAAGGTGCGCTGCCCCTCTTCAAATATCGAAGAATTGGCGCAGAAGGCACTGGACCGCGCTCTTGAGGAGCGGGGCACGTCGGATATCACCGAGATGGTGAAGCGTTTGTTCAGCGAGAACGGTGATATCATCTCGGCTCGGGATGAGGGTGGAGTGTACTTTGTGCCGGAGCCCTATCGGGCATTCTCCGACAAGGTGCAGGACTTCCTCAAGCTGCTCGGACGGCGTATCAATCGCTGGCCAATCCCGGCTGGTGAGGATCGCGCGGACGAGTCCGTGCAGGACGTGTGCACTTCCTACATCCAGAGGCTGTGCGAGCAGCTGGACGTTGCCATCAGCGGGTTCGGTACGAGCACCCGGGCGACGACCATCGAAGCGACTGCCGCTCATATCAATGAGTTGATGGTAAAGGTTGAGGCCTTTGCCAGCTACTTCGGCGATATGAAGGAGAGCAGTCTGGCGTTGGTCGCTTCCAAGCAGAGGATGCTGGCAGAGCAGGTCGATAAGATCGCCGACCTGAAAGCGTCAGCACCTCCGGGCACGAACGGGAGCGGCAAGAAGGTGGGTATCATCGCCGCAATCATCGAGGTACTGGAAAGCGCCAGTGCCAAGAAGCCGGTGACGCGCGATGAGATCCATGCCAAGTTGGTCGAGAAGTTCCCCGAGCGCGACCCGAAGGGTATGCGCAATACCGTCATGTCTCAGGTTCCCGGTTGCCTTCTCAAGGAGAAGGGCATCACCGTGAACCGCAATGATCGTGGTTACTGGCTGTAAAAGGATTGCACTCCGGCCAAGGAAGGCCTTCTCTTGTCTCAAGTGAAAGGAGCTAACTGTGGCTGAACCATTGCGGACTCCGAGGGAACGGCGGGAATATAACTCCAAGCTGACGGTTACCCTCAACGGCACTAGGGAAAATCCGTACCACAAGTGGGGATTCTAACATGAAACTCAACCTGTTAGCAGCAGATCCCATCCCCGATACGGATTACATTCGTAAGACCCTTGCCGGTCTCTTCTCGGAGGAGTTCATCGACCTCTGCTGCAAGAAGTTCGTGCCCGGAAGGGTTATCAAGTTCGACGTTTACTTCAACGATGAAGGAAAGGAGTAATGGACAAGTTCATGCTTCGCTTCACCTATAAGGTTCACGGTGAGGACTGCACCGGCGGACCTTATAGGGTCTCTGCAACATCATTGCAAGATGCCGTAGCGAAACTCCATACCGCGCTGCTTATGGTAGCGCGATGGAGCGACAACTATTGGCACGGCTGTTATGCCTTTGCCAACTACCAAGTCTCAAAGGCACTGGATGACAGCGAGTACACGGAAGATGAGTTGGACAAGTATCTCAAGTAAAGGAAAGGAACCTGGAGCTACGTGGAACAACTTCCTACCACCGTTATGGCTAGAGAGCCTGAAGATCGCCGCCTTAGTGATGGTGGGTTTTGAATTGTTGGTCATGGTGGGGACGACGGTCTGGATCTATCTGTCCCCAGTGTAAGCCGTTCGGGCAATAGGGGGAGGATTCTCGCTTCCCCTATTGCATTGGTTTCGTTAGCTTGCTAAGCTATGTTAGAAAGGAGCTTTGCCGATGCGAATCAATGACGTGGCACCGAAGTTCTTTACGGATGAACTTTTACGGTGCGCCAAACTTGACCGCAACTGGATAGAGGTCATCTCGGGTTTCCCGATGACTCTCCATGCAAATTACCAGGCGCGAGTCAAGCCGGGTATCAAGACATGGGTAGAGAAGGCGTGGGAGCAAGGATCTGACGCGCTGTCTATGAAGGCGTTGTCTTGGTGGCTGCTAGATGGCCCAAAGGTCTTTGTACCGACCAAGATACAATGCCAGGCGATGGAGCACATAGAGATTAACCTGCCCGTCGCGGATTACAGCCAGCCCTATCCCGCCATCATGATTGACCTGCGGAGCATGGGCTATTGTCCATTCGAGAGCGTCCTAGCGTGCCATGACTTCTCCGGAGCGCATTGTGTCATCACCTGTTGCATCAATTCGCATGACCACCTCAATGATATTGCCACTACGGTTGGCAGGACCGACTGCATGATTGAGGAATCCGTGCGGAAGTTCGACGCTAACATAACAGAGGACGAGAGCAGCTTGGCATGCAAAGTGCTGCGGATAGCGCTCAATAGCTGTCTGGCACTGAGCCACTATGGCAATCACATCGAGTACCTCTACCCCAAGGAAGTGGACAGCGACCGCAGACTTGCCAGAGAGTACAGCGAGCGTGGCAAGAAGGCACGCCAGCGCCTGTCCCTTGCCGTGCAAAAGATCAGCTTCGATCAGGAGGTTAGGCTGCACCGTGTAGTCCACAAGCGAGTGGAGCCCGGCGAGCCGACGGGCCGCGAGATGCCCCCGCACTGGCGGTCTGGGCATTGGGCGATGCAACCCTATGGGCCTACACAGTCGCTCCGCAAGCGAATCCTACGTCCGGGAGTAATGGTTCGCCGGGATCTGTTTCTCGGTGACGATTCTGATAGTTCAGCAACCTACCGAGGGTAGGGAAAGGAGTTAGTGTGAGACCGACGAATGACGTGGCGTTACCCAGTGTCCTTGTCGATGATGTAAGGAGGACTGCTCATGACCCCGCGTGAATGGGAGACTTTCTTCGCACTGCTGGAGAAGATCGTCAACGCTCCCGAAGGCACCTATAAAGAGAAGGCTGCTTCCGTGATGCTTCAAGCCAAGAATCAAGGCTCGGAAACGGAACTCAATGAGTTCGCTTCTTGGTTCCAGGAGGGCTAATGGACGAACTACTCAAGCAAGTGGAGCGAGTCTGGAAAGCCCTCCTCGAGTATGGGCCGCTTGACGATGGCACTCCTCAAGGAAAGGAGCTAGAAGATGCCATCATCGATCTGAGGAAGGCTTCTATCCCTTTCAAATTGCGAAGGAGTAAGCGTGTTAAGAAACGCCATAACCGAAACCTACGGAGAGGTTGATAAGCTCTTGCACTTCACGGTGCACAAGTTTATCCGTAAGTATGGCGGGGATTATGATACGCTGAGAGCCGATGCCAACTGGCATTTTCTCTCAGCGTATCTATCCTTCAAGCCATCGAAGTCAAAGTTTTCCACTTGGGTGAGCTATAGAGTCCACATGGGACTGTTGGCGAGCAAGCGCGACGATAAGAAGCGCGCCCACTATCTCAAGCCGCTACCAACTAAGCTGTACGCTCGCACGGAGAGCACTGCAAGGCAGCTTGCGCGGGACTTGTCAGATGATGCCGGCGCGATCATACGCTTGGTGTTGAATATTATCCCTGCCAGCTTCTTTCGACGGCGGCATAACAAGCGCCAAGCGCTAGTTGAATACCTAACTGGCTTGGGTTGGTCTGAGGCTAAGATCGAGCGTAGCTTCGCCGAGCTAAGAGAGGAGCTATGTACTCAAACCTAATGCGCAGAGCGAGAGGTCTTGGCAATGGTGTCATGCAGTTGGTGAGGTGGACCGATCCTATCACCAACAAGACTATTACCAAGCCGCATGAGTTTCAAGCATGGGCAGTCCGCAAGCTGCACAGGTGGGGCGGGCGGGGATTGCTTGCCGATGACATGGGTTTGGGCAAGACGGTCGAAGCGCTTATCTATGCCCATGAGGTTCCAAAAGCAAGACCCGCTCTAGTTATTTGCCCTGCCTTTCTCAAGTTCAATTGGGAGCGCGAAGCAGCACGCCATGTAGGTATGCGAGCGGAGATACTCGACGGGACGAGAGTGCCGAGGAGAGGGATACTCCCCCCAGCACCTTTGTCTATTATCAACTACGAAATACTAGGACCATGGATGGAATGGCTGATGGCGATGAAATTCAAGCTTATCATCCTAGACGAGTGCCAGTACGTCAAGAGCCGCAAAGCTAAGAGGACTAGGTATTGCCGACAGCTTTGCTGGAATGCGCCAAGGGTAATCGCTCTGAGTGGTACGCCGCTCACCAACCGACCCGAAGAGTTGTGGTCGATCCTGAATATGATACGGCCAGACCTCTACTCAGAGTTTATGCCGTTCGCGTTCAAATACTGCAAGCCGCAGCATTCGCCGCATGGATGGTTGTTTCCGGGCGCTGACAACCTTGACCACTTGCATCACAAGCTGAAAAAGCAGCTTATGATACGCCGGAAGAAAAGCGCCGTCATGCCTTTCTTGCCGAAGAAAGTGCACTCGGTCATACCTGTCAAGATCACCAACCTCAAAGAGTATGTCCATGCCAAAGAGGACTTCTTGGGTTGGCTGTACTCTGTGAGTCCCGAGCGTGCACGTACGGCAGCTAGAGCCGAAGGGCTAGCGCGCTTGGGATACTTGCTCAGGCTCATTGGAGAAGGCAAGCGTCAAGCTGTCTCCAAGTGGATTGAGGACTTCTTAGGCGCAACCGACGATAAGCTCTTAGTCTTTGGTCGGCATGTTAGCGTAGTCACTGGCCTCCACAATGATTTTCCCAAAGAATCTGTGGTCATCTATGGCGCTGTCTCTAAGAGTGAGCGTAACAAGCGCGAGCATGAGTTCCAGAACAACCCCAAGATAAGAGTCCTCATAGGCAACATACAAGCTGCTGGCGTAGGTCTAAACCTCACAGCCGCAAGCTATGTAGGCTTCGCTGAGTATCCCTGGACTCCGGCCGAGCTTAACCAAGCGATAGACAGAACGCACCGAATAGGCCAGACCAAGCAAGTTAGCGTTTACTATCTTACTGCCATCAACACCATAGAAGAAAGGATGGTGAAGCTGCTACAAAAGAAGCAAGGGATCTTGAGTTCCATTCTCGACGGGAGAAGGGATCGTTCCGATGTTAGTGTGTATGACCAACTCATAAAGGAGATGCGAAAGTGATTAACCACAAGAAGTCTTTCCCAGTGAAAGGCAAGAAGAAAGGAGAAGGCATCCTGTTCATCAGGAACCTCCCAGAAGAGGACCACCGCCTGTTCAAGGCGTGGTGTGTGCGACGCGGCTGGACGATGACGGCAGCGATCCGTCACTTCATCCGCGAGTGTGTTCGTGGTTCCGAGCAAACCCACAACCCAGGAAAGGGAAAGCGAAATGACGTGTAAGGAATTCCGGAAGGTAGTCGATGGCAGCTTCCTCGAGACCACAAGAGCCGAGCGCTGCGCCATCGTCGAGCACCGAAAGGTGTGCAGGACTTGCGATGAATATCTCACTAATATTAGTCTGGAAAGCATCAAGGGATTGAAGGAGAGGCTTCCTTCGCCCCTCTATGAGTTGGCGGTGCTAGCCCTATGGGGCGCTGCCAGTACGATCCGCAAGCAAGACGTGGAGGACCCCGAGACATGACCTTTGCAGAGATTCTCGACCATTATGGTGTGCACTACGAAACCGAGGGCAAGCACACCCGGCGAGGCTGGGTACAACTCGATTGCCCTTGGTGCAGCGGCGAGCTTTACTTGGGTTACAACATCGCCGGCAATTATTGCAATTGCTGGCGCTGTGGTAGCCACAGCACGCTGGACGTGCTAGTATCAGTGACCCGAGCGAACTACCCCGCAGTGATCGGGCTTTACAAGCAATTAGACAGAGCAGACTATGAGAAGCCTCACACCGTAGTCTGCGGCAAGCTGCTAGTGCCTCAAGCTTCATTCCTGGAGAAAGCGCATGTCAAGTATCTCCATGAAGTGCGCGGCTTTCGGCATAGCGAGATTAACGAATTGGTTAAGTTATGGAAGATCAGAGGCATTGGTCCCTTCGCTCCGAAGCTGACTTGGCGCATTTTAATCCCCATAGAGTATAGGAGCGAAGTGGTCAGCTGGACCACGCGCAGCATCGGCGAGTTTACGAGCGTGCGCTATGTGTCGGCGTCTCCTTCCGAAGAGAGGATGCACCACAAGCACTTGCTCTATGGTGAGGACTATGCCAGAGCGTCTATCATCGTCTGCGAAGGCCCTATAGACGTGTGGAAGATCGGGCCCGGCGCTGTTGCTACGCTTGGCGTAGGCTATACGGGGGAGCAGCTTTTGCGCATGAGCCGCTACCCTCACCGTGCGATCTGGTTCGACAATGAGCCTGACGCTCGCCAGCGCGCTCGACGGCTTAGAGATGATTTAACTGCATTCCCTGGGACAACCTATGTCATCATGAGCGATGCGAAGGATGCGGGATCCGCCAAACGCTCAGAGATAGCAGAGGTCAGAAGGAGATTCTTGTTATGACAGAAACGGCGTGGCGATGGCATATTATGGACCTAGAGATTGGCAGTGAAGAGACTTTTCGCTGCCAAGGGTGGGAGTTGCGAGTGAAGCGAGTTCGCCAGGAGCTACATACGCTTTGGTTGAGCCGGCCTAATATCCTCCGAACACGGTATTTCACGCATCGCGCAAACCTCCTGAATTTCGGTAGAAAAATGTTTTTCAAAGAATTTGTAGCGTTGAACCAAAGTTCGCGCAATAATAAAGTGAGAGACAAAGCACGGCAATATTGGGAGATACCAACATGAATGCAGGCAAGCTGCTCAGCAGACGGACGAGCTGGCGAGCCTGCGCCTCCCAATTTGGGGTAGGATGTATAGGAGAGCCGAACGGGATTCGGTTGCCGCAGGCGGCAGACAACTCTCTGAAGGAGGTCCGAAGATCGTCCCTGCTGACTCATGTTCCCGGCATGTGCATTTCGACTGCACTGCGTGGCGGTGACCTCACCGCTGACAATGGGGCTGGGGGATACGAAGTATCCCCGAGCACTGGGCATTCTGAGCTGGGTCGCCAAGCCCATTGTACCGGCCGCACTCCGGGCAAGCACCACAACGTCCGTGATGGGGTGAACCAGATACCAACGCAACTGGAGGGTCATACAAGCGGCTCCTCCGAGCGTGCGCTAGCTCCGCTATCTGGGTGCCGCAAGCACTTATGCGGGGGGCCTGGACTTCTCGTCACAAGGGCAGGGACTATCACTCTAAAGGTTGCCATTCGACACATCAACACTGCCTTGTCACCACGATGTACTACTACCCTATGGATGGTCCTGGGTAGCAAGTACATCTACCGTGCTCGATGAGTATTGCTAGCGCAATACCCATCTCACAGTAAGTGGTGGTTAAGGAGAAGCCGGAGGCTGCAGGAAGTTCCTAGATGATCCTTTTGTCTCATTTTCGGGAGGAAACCATGGGCAAGGCAGAACAAACTCTCCAGGCATGGAGGCATCTTATATGACCCCGTTTATGCCGTGGCAGGAACTGCGTCAGGACAAGTCCAAGCGTAAGCTTGATCCGCAGGTCAAGGATGTGCTCGATAGCGTCTTGCAGCTTGACTGGCCCGCGGGCAGCGACCAGCAAGTGTTGCCTGTGCTCACTAAGAGCTTGCGAGCGTACAAGAGCTTTCGGGAGCAATTCGCAGCGATGGACAAGCGCTTGCGCGAGCGAGCGCTGGCACTCCGGGCAGAAGCGAAGCAAGCAGATTTGCCAGAACGCAAGACCAAAGAGTTGCACTTGCTCTATCGGCACATACGCCTGATCGAGCACCTCCGCAACTACTTTGCACCAAGCCATATGTTTATGAAAATCTGGATGACGCACGTACAGAGAGAAGCCAAGTACAGGGGAAATAACTTACGCAAGCTTGCCTTCTCTACAAAGTCGCCACTTTTCACAAAGCTAGGGCGACAATGGACTTACGAGTATTGCCATCAGTCTTATTGGTTTGACCAACTTCTCGAAGAACTTTAGGAGGGGCTATGACCTGTAATGAGTTTCAGATTACCTTTGGGCAGGTTCATCCCCTGCAAGCAACATCCCCAATGATCCTTGCGATGGCCATTCACATGAAGGAATGCCCATCGTGCAAGAAATGGATGCGTCAGGGAGAGGATCCAGACGAAAAACAGCATCCACTTATGACGTTTGCCTTGCAGAGAAAGGCCCGCATGGCATTGAACGATTGCCAGACTGATCCCGAATTGCGCCAGCAGATGGAGGCATACGATGCGCTCAAGCGTAAGGAACGAAAGTAAGACGGAGAGGCGAGTCCTCACCGGCATGATTACGGATAAAGATGTCCTTGCGCGCATCGCTCCGAAGTGGGACAAGGACCTCTTTCGGTCGAAGTTCTCGAACATCGTCGGTGGCTGGTGCGTATCTTACTTCAACAAATATGGCAAAGCGCCCGAGAGACACATAGAAGGGTTGTTTGAGACTTGGGCGACAGCGAGCAAGGACAAAGCCACAGTCGAGACCATAGATGAGTTTTTAAGTGGTTTGTCCGATGAGTATGCGAGTCTCCGCAAAGCCAAGAACAGCGAGTATGTCCTAGACCTAGCTTCTACACACTTCAACGAAGTGAAGGCGTCTAGGCACGCCGAGCAAGTGCAGGGCTTTGTAGACAGTGGCAACCTTGACCAAGCGAAGAAAGCCATCAATACCTATAGCGATATCCAAATCGCATCGGGAGATGGCATAGACGTTCTCACGGACCATGCCGCTATCCAAAAGGCGTTTGAGGACAAGAAGGAGCCGCTAATCTCCTATCCCGGTGCTCTTGGCAGCTTCTTCGGTGATGTATTAGAACGCGATGGACTGGTTGCCTTCATGGGTCCTGAGAAGCGAGGTAAGACGTGGATGCTCATAGACGTAGCTTGGGTGGGAATGCTGCAACGTCGTAAGGTTGCCTTCTTTGAGGTTGGTGATATGAGCCAGAGTCAAATCCTGCGGCGCTTTATGACCAGAGCGAGCAAGCGACCACTTACCGCGAGAAGTGTACTCTATCCACGCTCGTTGACGCACGACCTAGACGAGCCATTCGCTGAGGTGGTCCAAGAAGAGAGGGAGTTCACTAAGCCGTTGCACTGGAAGACGGCCTGGAAAGCTTGCCAGAAGATCCTGAAGGTGGACCTACGGAGCAAGCATTCTTACCTCAAGCTGTTTTGCTATCCTAACTCTTCTATTAACATCTTAGGTATTAGAGATGTGCTGCACCAATTAGAAAGGCTAGACTGGACTCCTGATATAGTGGTGCTCGACTACCCGGACATACTCGCACCTTATCCGGGCTACATGGAGAGCAGAGACCAGATCAATGCGACGTGGAAAGCCATGCGGGCTATAAGTCAATCCTACCACTGCCTCTTCGTCACGGCGACGCAGAGCGACGCAGCATCCTATGAAGTGATGACACTACACCGAAAGCACTTCGCCGATGATAAGAGAAAGTACGCGCAAGTTACCGATATGATTGGCTTGTCGCAGACCGAAGATGAGAAGAAGCGGGGTATCTTACGTCTCAATCATCTGGCTTTGCGCGAAGGAGCCTATAGCGAGAGCCATTGCGTGCACGTCGCGGGTTGCTTGGCGATAGCGAATCCCTGCATACTTAGCACGTTCTAGGCAGGAATGACAAGGAGTTTAATCCAGGCATACTTGACATGCCGCATGCCGCAATACTAAGATAGTAGAACAAAGCGAGTCACACAACCTTGAAAGGAGGTTCGTTCGTGAAGATCAGGCAAGTCGCTCTAGTGTCGTTGTTCCAAGAGTTAGGTTTCGCCAACGCCGAGAGTTGGGAAGTCTCGAAGCTCCAGAGCCGAGCCCAGAAAATCCAATCTCTGCTCGATGACGAAACGGGTCCCAAGACTGCCAAAGGCCGCAAGCTCTGTGAGGAGCTGGTCAAGGCCGTCGAAGCTGAGGAGGAAATCGAAGTTATGGCAAGTGCTGCGTCTACCAAAACCGCCCCCGCGAAGGGGAGTAAGAAAGGCTCGAAAAAGGCCCCGAAGGCCGCCGCGAAGCCTAGCAGCAACGGGCCGCGCAAGGTCGGTGTCATTGACACCATCATTGAATGCCTCAAGAAGGGCAGTGCCAAGAGCCCTGTCACGAAAGAGGACATCCTCAAGGCTCTCGTCAAGAAGTTCCCCGACCGCCGGCCGGAGGCAATGAAGAACACGGTCTCCGCCCAGGTGCCCACGCATCTCCGTATCGAGAAGAACATTACGGTCAAGAGCAACGACAACGGCTACTGGCTGTAATCGCCCTTTCCACGCTGCCACAGCGCTGAGAGGAGCACGCTCTTATGTCCCCTTGTTAGGCTGCCAGTTCAGGACATAGGAAAACGGCTCCTCTCTCCTTTTTGGAGACGCCATGATTATCACTCGCCGTTTTGAGTTTGACGCTGGGCACAGAGTCTTGGGTCATACTGGCAAGTGCCGGCATCTGCATGGCCATCGCTATGCCGCTGAAGTTACCGTCCAAGCAAATGAGGTCAACGAGCTAGGCATGGTGATGGACTTCTCGGATATCAAGGTCCTAGTGGGCAATTGGATCGACAGCAATTGGGATCATAATATGATCCTCAACAGCGATGATCCGGTGCTACTCTACCTCTGCAAGGACGAAGCGAACGAGCGCAAGCCCTACATCCTCACCAAAACCAATCCAACCGCAGAGAACATGGCAGAGCACTTGTGGGAAGCTGTCCACATGCTGCTCAAGGGCTATAACAAAAAGAATCCGGGCCATTATGTGGGGGTGGTGAGAGTACGTCTCTATGAGACGCCGAATAGCTGGGCAGACGCGGACCATCGGCACTAAGCGCTCGCAGTGCCCAATACTAATAAGAGAGGAGCTATTGCATGGTGAAAAAGCGTATTGCTCTGAACGTGCAACCCGTGGAACCTCCACGCGCCCAGAATGACCCGCTGGAGGTCATCAAGATATGGACTACCATTCAGGGCGAAGGCCCGCTTGTAGGCATGCCTGCTGTCTTTGTGCGGATGGCAGGCTGCAATCTCAAATGTCCGCAGTGTGACACCGACTACACTTCTAACCGTCAATACTTTGATGCAAACGGACTTATCAAGGCGGTTCAAGCCGAGATTCGCAGGAACCTATTCTCACAGCGCCACCTTGTTGTCTTTACGGGTGGGGAGCCGTTCAGGCAATACTTAACCCCCGTCGCATTCGATTTAACTGCTCTTGGGATCCATGTGCAGATCGAGACGAATGGTACCTTCTTTCTGCAAGACTTCCCCTACCAAGAAGCCACTATCGTCTGCTCGCCCAAGACTGCCAAGATCCATCCGTCTTTGTTTCACTTCACCGACGCATGGAAGTACATCATCGAAGAAGGTGGAGTGGATCCTGATGATGGGTTGCCGACGCGCGTTCTCGGAGCTAACGTCCGCGTAGCGCGTCCTCCCGAAGTTACTCACAAGACGCGCATTTACGTCCAGCCGATGGATGACCGCAAAGACCCCAAGCGGAACAAAGCACACATGGATACCGCCGTGAAGGTGGCTGTGAAGTACGGCTATATCCTGAGTCTGCAAACTCACAAATACATGGGATTGGAGTAACCAATGAAGAAACGGATTGTACTCGCGCTCAGCGGGGGGATGGATTCATCTTCGCTGCTTGGTACCATGCTCGGGAATGGCAACGAAGTGACCTGCGTCAGCTTCCGCTATAGCTCAAAGCATAATCCCTATGAGCTACGCGCAGCGAGAGGGATCGCCGATCACTATCGCGTGCCGCTCGTTGAGATCAACCTCACCGGAGCGTTCAACAGCTTTGAATCTGCTTTGCTGACGCAATCTCACAAGAGGATTCCTGAAGGTCACTATCAAGCCGAAACGATGAAGCTAACCGTAGTGCCTTGCCGCAATGTTATCTTTATCGCAACGCTCACGGGCTTCGCCGAGTCTATCAAGGCGAGCGTAGTAGCGATCGGCGTCCACGCTGGGGATCACGCGATCTATCCAGATTGCCGGCCACCTTTCATTTTCGCTATGCGCGACGTAGTGGATAAGGCGACCGAGGGGCGTGTTGAGCTAGCTGCGCCTTTCCTTTATCGTACCAAAGCGCAGATTCTCGAAGGTGGTTTGCAGAGAAAAGTCCCCTACCAGCTAACGCGCACTTGCTACCAGAATCAAGAAGTCGCGTGCGGTCGCTGCGGGGCATGCCAAGAGCGCTTAGAAGCCTTTGAGCTAAGCAAGACAATGGACCCATTGGATTATGTGTCGCGCGAGATTATGCCGAAGTGAACTAGCGGGGGTGGCAAGCCTCACTGCTCTAGCTCCCAGTGATGGTTAGGTAGGTGCGAGTTACACCTGCCTACGCCACCCCCGCTCTTTTGAGGTTTGCAATGGATATCATTCAGTCTTTGAATGCCATTAAACTGGTGATTCGCTCGATGGGAGACGACCCCAACCGAGAGGGTTTAGCGGATACTCCCAGCAGAGTCCTCGCCAGCTACCAAGAGCTATTCTCGGGGTATGAGGATGATCCTGTATCCGTAATGCGCATCTTTGAGGATGGAGCGTGCGACGAAATGGTAGTCCTCAAGGGTGCTGAGATATACTCCACATGCGAGCATCACCTGTTACCATTCTTTGGTATTGCTCATATCGCCTATCTGCCCAAGGGCAGAGTCATCGGCATATCGAAGCTTGCTCGCCTCCTAGAGATATACGCGCGTAGGCTGCAAATCCAAGAGCGTCTGACGCAACAAATCACAGCAGCATTAGACGAGCACTTGCAGCCTCTAGGCAGCGCTTGCGTGATTGAAGCGAAGCACTTGTGCATGATCGCCAGAGGGGTGCAGAAACAACACTCCACTATGATTACATCAAGCCTCACGGGCGAGTTCCGCGACGACAAAGCCGTACGGCAAGAGTTTTTCAACCTCATAAGGAGTTAGCAATGACCAGTGCCATAGAAGATACCATCAATGCTGCGGCCACCAACGACGAACCAAACCCGCCAGAGTTTTTTGAGAACTGGTTGGGTTTGAAGCTTGAGGGCATGGACGAGCAAAAGCGCGGGATGCTCCTCAGCTTCGCATGGGACCGCTACAAGCAGAACCGAGTTAGGCCGACCATTCAACAGCTTCGGGTGGACTTCAAGCGCATGGTCGCTCATAACGTCAGCCAGGAAGAGCAAAGGAAAGCCTTCGAGAAAGCGAACCGCGAGCAGGGAGGGACGAAGCTAGGCATTACCAAGTTGGGCGAGCGCGTGCCATATCAGCTTCACTCGCCAAACGTCGCCATGCTTGAGACGTTTCCTAACCCCGCGAAGAATCCCTATCTCGTTGAACACACTTCGGCTGAGTTTACTTCACTTTGTCCCAAGACAGGTCAACCTGATTTTGGTACAATTCTCATTCAGTTTGAGCCGCATTTGCGCTGTGTGGAGAGCAAGAGCCTCAAGCTCTACCTCTTCGCCTACCGCAATACGGGAGCGTTCATGGAACAGATTGTCAACCAGATCCGAGATGATCTGGTAGAAGCGATGGAGCCGCTATCGCTCATAGTGCGTGGAGAGTTCAAACCCCGTGGCGGGATCCTAACTGTCGTGACTGCCAAGTACGCAAAGGAGCAAGATGAAACGGTTACTGATGCTTGACTCCGGCACTTTTCCTGCAAAGGACATAACAAGATGCAAAGAAGGCTAATACTAGACTCTGGAGCATATTCTGTTTGGGCACAGGGACAGACTGTGGACCTGGACGAGTACATAGACTTTTGCGCAGCGTACCCTGCCATCGACTACTACGTGGCGTTAGACGTGATACCGGGCCAACCAAACGTCAAGCGCTCGCTGCGTAATGCCGAAGAGTCATGCCAAGCGAGCTGGCTCAACTATAAGGAGATGATCGCCTATCTGCCGATGGAAAAGGTCATCCCCGTCTTCCATCAGCATGATTCTTTCCGGTGGCTGGAGCGCTATATCAAATCTGGAGCGCAATACATAGGCATCAGCCCAGCCAACGACCGCACCACCACGCAGAAGCTAGCTTGGCTCCGTCAAGTGCGTCCCCATGTCTTTTTCCCGAGCGGAGAAGCGCGAGTCAAGACGCATGGCTTTGCCGTCACTTCCTTTGACCTCATGCGCTACTGGGACTGGTACTCTGTTGACAGTGCGAGCTGGAAAGTCGCGGCGGGCTGGGGCGTGATCTATGTACCAAGACAGACGAGAGGTAAATGGGATTACTCACGCTCTCCCTATGCGCTCACCGTCTCGCCGCGCACAACCCATAAAAAGCAACGCCAGACCAGCTATGAGGCGCTCTCACCTCATGTCAAGGAGATAGTAGATCGCTACCTTGCCGAGAGTGAGATGCCGCTAGGGAAATGGGCAGTAGGTAAGCGCAGTGGGGACCGTGTAGACGGCAGAGAGATCCTCTGGTTCGACCGCAAGAAAGACACCGTGATCCGAGTGGAAGAAGAAGGCGTGGCTACCATGCACGTCCACCGCTATATTGCCAATGTCCGCTTCATGCAGCAAGCCGAGAAAGTGCTGCCGCTCAAGCATTTGTATCTAGCTGGCGCTCCTCTACCTCCCGTGCATCGAGAGGTCGAGCTGCGCTTTGGCAAGCGACTGCTTTCGTATCTGGTCGTCGGGACAGGCAAACGACCACCATTAGCGTTCAGGGACCACTATCATGAAAGGGAGCTAGTCTGTGAACAAAGTAAACCGTGAATCATTGTTGCAAGTGCTAGAGCTAGTCCGGCCTGGTCTGTCTGCAAAAGAGATTGAGGAGCAATCATCGTGCTTTGTCTTTAAGGATGGGCGAGTGGTTACCTTCAATGATGAAATCTCTTGCTCGCACAAGAGCCCGATGAACTTCGAGGGAGCGGTGCCGGCGAAGTGCTTTCTTGAGTATCTCCAGAAGTCGCCAGACGTAGACCTAGATGTGGAAGAGGATGACGACGAACTTATCCTTGTCGGCAAGAAGCGCCGCACCGGCTTCACGATGGAGCGCGAGATTATGCTGCGGGTAGACCTTGTCGAAGAGCCTGGGGAATGGAAGCCGCTCAAGCCAGACTTCCGCGAAGCGATAAGCATAGTGGAGCAGTGCGCCGGCAAAGATGAATCCAAATTCAAGCTGACTTGCGTGCACATTACCTCCAAGTACATCGAAGCATTTGACAATTACCAGATGGCACGCTATCTCATCAAGGTGCCAGTGACCGATGAGTTTCTCGTTCGCAGGGATGCAATCAAACATATTATCGCCTTGGACATGGTGGAACTCAGCGAGACAGCGAGTTGGATACACTTTCGCAACAGTGCTGGCCTCATCATCTCCTGCCGCCGCTACGATGAGAAATACCCCGCTATTGGGAAGTATCTTGACGTTAATGGGCGGCCCGCAGTGCTACCCAAAGGACTTACTGAGGTCTTAGAGCGTGCCGGGATCTTCTCAGAGGAGAAAAAAGACGCCGACGTTATCCGTGTCGAGATGCAAAAGGGCAAGGTCCGCATACGCGGGCAGGGTAGCATCGGCTGGCACAGCGAAGTCCGCAAGATCAAGTATGAGGGACCGCCTCTGACCTTCTATATCGCTCCCAAACTTCTGGCAGACATTACCACGAAGTATAACCAATGTGAGATAACCTCAGAATACCTGAAGGTTAGCAATGGCAAGTTTACCTATATCAGCACATTGAGCGAAAGTGAGGATAACCATGCTGCTGAGTGAAGCAGGTATAGATATCCTGTTGTTGGTCATCCAACACGATGAGGAAGGGAGGTATCCTATCGCCGAACGAATTGTGCGATACCTAATAGGTAAACAAGAGTGGAGCTATCCATGCCAGTCTAAGAGCCGGGCAATGAGCCGCTTCCGGCGTATCAATGATTGGTCAGGTCTACTGCGAACACTTTATGATCTTCGCAGTGGCTCTGGAATGAGATGGTCGAGCGATCACGAACGATTCTGGCATTAAAAGGAGGACAATCATGCCACTGAATGATCTTCTGCCCACCGCTATTGGCACCAAAGGTATTCATGTATCAGCGGAGTTGCGCGTCAGTGCCATGCACCTTCAAGACATCGGCTGGGTAGCTCAGTTGATGGAGCGAGCCGCGACGCACATCGACGCCCTAGAGAATCTGGTCAGTGAACTCAAAGCGAAAGAGAAGATAGCATCTTGAGATCCCGGTCCCTTACCCCTTTAGAATAAGGAGGACGTACCTTGTTACCATCGAAAGAAAATGCCTTGCAAGCGAATGGCGCTTTGCAGAGGATCACCGATGACCACGTGTCGCGGGACTTTACCTTTGTCCGTGACTTTCTGGAGGCCGCCGAGCGCAAGCTGCCCTATGAGAAGTCCTTCGCCAAGAAGGCGGCCAAGAAGGCGGCCAAGAAGGCGGTCAAGCAGGCTGCCGAGAAGGGCTTCGGTCTGAGCGAGAAAAAGTGATGAAAGGTTTCTTCCAACCTTCGCAGTTAATCTCTAAGCCCCCTGCCTCCTTGGTTCCGAAGTGTGGTGCGTGTGGGCTGTTTAAGACGTGCCATTCTCCCAAGATGGAACCGAGCGGCAGGGGGATTAAGAAGATCCTAGTGGTCGGGGAAGCGCCGGGTGCCACCGAAGATGAAGAGGGGTTGCAATTCGTCGGTGAAGCGGGAGAGACATTAGATAAATACTTCCGCAAATGCGGCATAGACATGCGCAAGGATTGCCTGATAACCAATGCCCTCATCTGTCGTCCGCCAGCGAACAAAACACCAACCGACAAGCAGATCGACTACTGCCGGCCCAACCTCCTAAAGACCATGAAGCAATATGATCCGAACATCATCATCTTGCTTGGAGGCGTTGCCACTGAGAGCTTCATAGGTTATTACTGGAAGCAGCATAGCGGGGGGATAGGCCGATGGGCTGGCTTTATCATACCTTCGTATCATCCTAACGCTTGGGTCTGCCCAACCTATCATCCGTCTTACCTGAACCGCATCAACAACCCCGTGGCAGACTTGCTCTTTGAGCGACACCTAAGGGCGGCGCTCGCGTGCAAGGGCAAGCCGTGGGATACGATCCCGATGGCGGAAGTCAATCGCATCTATGACGATAGCGAAGCCGCAGCCGCTATACGCTCATTCTGCAAAGGCCGCTACGCTGCATTTGACTATGAGACGAATATGTTAAAGGCAGACAGCGAGCAAGCGCGCATAGTCTGCGCGTCTATATCAGATGGTAAGCGCACGATAGCATTCCCATTCGATGGCAAAGTCATCCCAGCAATGAGTGAGTTTGTCATCTCCGATTGCTTGAAGATAGCCGCTAATCTAAAGTTCGAGACCAGATGGAGTATCGCCAAGCTTGGAATCAGCCCAAGAAATTGGTGGCACGATACGATGTTAGCGGCGCATTGGCTAGACTGCCGACCAGACATAACCGGATTGAAATTCCAAGCGTATACTCGCCTGGGGGTACTATCCTATGACGATCATATCCGCCCCTTTCTGAGAGAGAGTGAAGGCAACAAAGTCAATCGCATTAAGGATATAGCGATGAAAGACTTACTCCTCTACTGCGGAACCGATAGTCTTCTTGAGTACAGGTTGGCATTCAAGCAGAGGGAACAACTTGAAACCAGCGACGATGGAAGCGTATAAGCTGCTGCACGATGGGTCGATAGCGCTCGCCAGAGTGGAAGCCAATGGCATGCGCATCGACATGCGACACCTAGAGAACACAGCAAGGCGAGCGACGTTCCGTGCCAAGTTCCTCACTGAGCTATTAGAGAAGGACCCTATCTATGGTAAGTGGCGTGCGCGCTTTGGTCGCAGTGCGAGCCTCACCAAGCGCCAGCAATTCGCCTATGTGCTGTTTGATATCCTCAAGTATGAGTGCCGAGCGAGAACAGCACCGACGGCAGCGTATCCTTTGGGCCAACCCAAGACCGATAAGAAAAGCCTAGCCCACATAGACTCGGAGTTCGTGCAAGACTACTTTCGCCTGATGAAATACCTTAGGATTAAGAGCACCTTCTTAGAGGGGATAAAGAGAGAAGTGGTCAATGGCTTCTTGCATCCCATCCAGAATCTTAACATAGCGCGCACTTACAGGGGATCGAGCGATCACCCCAACGGACAAAACTTCCCCGTGCGCGATCCTGAAATGGGCAAGATGATCCGTCAGTGCATCATCCCGCGCAATAAGAACTACGTCGGCGTGGAGTTTGACTTCAAAGGTATAGAGGTCGCGGTCGCTGCTTGCTACTGCAAGGATCCCAATCTCATATCCTATGTGAGCGATCCGTCAAAGGATATGCACCGAGATATGGCGGCGCAATGCTATATGTTGCCGCCAGACAAGGTGAGCAAGTACCTAAGATACTGTGCCAAAAATCAATTCGTCTTTCCGCAATTCTATGGCGACTTCTATCCTCACTGCGCCAGAGCGCTTTGGGAATCTCTAGACCGCGAGCCAGAAGTCAAGGGTTATCTTGCGAGCAAAGGCATCCGCAAGCTTGGCAAATGTGATCCTCAAATAGACCCCGTGAAGGGAACCTTTGAATATCATATCAAAGAGGTAGAAGCAGACTTTTGGGGTCGCAGGTTTGAGAAGTACGCTCAGTGGAAGAAGCGACAGTGGGAGCAATACCAAGAAGAAGGTGGGTTTAACTTCTTCACGGGCTTTGCCGAGACGGGCATATTCTCGCGCAATGACGTTACCAATCATCGGATTCAAGGTAGCGCTTTTCATATCCTCTTGTGGACTCTGATACAGACCGACAAGTGGCTGCGGCAACGGAGAATGCGCAGCAAGATCATCAACCAGATCCATGACAGTATGATGATGGACGTGCATAGGAGCGAGTACCAAGAAGTGCTTGCCAAAGTGATCCGCATAGCTACTATCGAAGTGCGCGAGCATTGGCCTTGGATTATCGTGCCTCTAACCATTGAGGTCGAGAAGTACAAGACCAATTGGCATAACAAGAGACCCGTTAAACTGGAGGCTGTAGCATGAGAATTGCATCCGCACTTCTGCTTATCGTGGTGGTTGGCCAAGTTAAGGCTGGGCAAGACGCGCTAGATGAAGTGAATGCCGCGAGAGCGAGACGTGGCCTGCTTCCTTACGTCCGTGATGCCGGGTTGACAGCAGGAGCAATCTGCGTGGCAGACTTCCGGGCACAGCGCTTAATCTCCGGCCATACCGGGAATGACTTTAGAGGACTGCCTCCAGGCGTCAATGCCAGAGTGTCAGGTTGCGCCGCCTGGGAGCCGCACATGGGATGGGGAGCCTGCTGCACGTTTGAGCGCTGGCATTACGCTGGCGCTGCATGGTCAATGGGTCGGGATGGGCGAAGATACATGCAGCTATTCTGCCGGTGAAATATGTGGCTGTGCAACAAATGTAACAAGGTCAACAATCAGAAAGGACATCCGGGCATCTGCTCTGTCTGCAAATGCCCAGAACATCGGCACGTAGAAAGGAGTTACGTATCCGCACAACGGAGATTGACAGAGCGCGAAGAGAAACCGAAAATCAAACGTAAAGGATTTATGGATGAGCGAACTTTATCGGAAGTATCGGCCAAAAGAGTTCGGTGGCGTCCTCGGACAGGACACAGCGGTGAGGATTGTTACGTCGGCGTTGAAACAGAGGAGGGTCCCGCATTCGATTTTGTTCACTGGTCCTCCTGGTACGGGGAAGACCACTATGGCCCGTATTTTGACAGCTAAGCTGGAATGCTCTAGCCATGACTATTACGAGAAAAACTCGGCGGACTTTCGCGGCATCGACACGGTTAGAGATATGCGCAAGCTGCTCTATCTGTCTCGCCGCGGAGGCAAGAATCGTGTCTTTGTACTCGATGAAGTGCACAAGATGACCAACGACGCGCAGACGGCGCTGCTCAAGATGCTAGAAGATACGCCGCCACACGTCTATTTCATGCTTTGCACTACCGAACCAACCAAAGTCATAAGTGCCATACACTCGCGCTGCACGGAGATAAAGCTTAGTCCCGTAGCCGACAGCGTGCTCGGGAAGTTAGTGCGCACTATCGCTGCCAAAGTAGGCTGCAAGCACACCGACAAAGTATATGATCGCATAGTCGAAGTCGCCGAAGGTTCAGCGCGCAAGGCATTAGTGCTTCTGCAAGCCACCCTAGACTTTGAGGATGAAGAGGAATGCCTCAACTCGATACGCTCTACCCAAGCGAAGCAAGATGCCATTGAAATAGCCAGAGCGCTTATCCGTGGCGCATATTGGAAGGACCTGGCGAAGATCCTCAAAGAGGTTGATGAGGAGCCAGAGACGATTCGCCATCTAGTGCTTGCCTATGCCACCACTGTGCTGCTCAATGGAGGGGGAGCAGCGCCTAGGGCATTCTTCGTTGTCAACGCATTCCGAGACAACTTCTTTGACAGTAAGAAAGCTGGCTTAGTGGCAGCTTGTTGGGAGGTATGTGGTCGTAAATGAGCGCATGCCACAATAATAATAGTGAGGGATGCTATGTTGCGCTTCGATCAATGGCTTTTGATTGTGGTGGTGGTTCTGTTCATGTATTTCTTGGCTAGGATCCTGTTCTTTATAAGTAGGGCAAAGGAGACCGATCGTGAAGAAGAAAAAGAATCAGAACAGCCAGACGGGTTTGGAAGGTATTTTCAATCTGAAGAGGACAACTCTTGACGAAGAGTGGATCCGTCAACCGGCGCTCTTTCACAAGCACGCCATGAAGCTCGTGGATGCTCGGGAAGAGCTAGAGCGCGCCAAAGCCGACCTGCTGCTTATCGAAGCAGAGATGGATCAGAACATCCGTCTCAAGCCGGATAACTTCGGCATCGACAAGGTGACCGAAGGCGCGATCAAGAATGCCATTCTCGTTCAACCTGAGTACCGAGATGGAGCCGAGCGCATCATCAAGGCCAAGCGCCGCGTCGGTGAAGAGGAAGCCATGTGCGACGCGCTCGACCATCGCAAGAGAGCGTTAGAGAATCTCGTTATGTTGGAAGCCAGAGATTACTTCGCAGTCCCTAGAGTTAAGGAGGATGCCGCGCGTGAGCATGTCCACAAGATGGAGCAGGGATCCGCCCGCACTGCCTTATGAGAGGAGGCCACAATGAGAGAGTGGGTTGCTGCCTTTGGCATCACCATTGCGCTGTTACCCATTGTTGTCTACTTCTGTGTGAAATTGGGTACCTACGCATTTTTACGTGCAAGGTATTTGTTCGAGCAAAATCATCCCAAAAGGAGAGAGACCCATGACGGTACGTTCTCGGAAGAAACAGGAAGAGAGGAAAGTGTCGGCTGAGCGGCGCTTGAAGGAGCATCGCAGCGGCTTTAGTGCCACGTCGCTCAAGATTCCCGATGGCACCAACATCCTTTCGGTGAAGAAAGAGGGCAACATTAGCATGGATGTTATCCCCTACACAGTGGGCAAAGGCAACCCCTACGCCGACGAAGGCGAGTTATACTACGAGCGCACTTACTGGTGCCATCGCGGCGTTGGTCCGAACAAGGACAGCTACATCTGCATGGCAAAGACCTTCGGGAAAAAGTGCTTCATCTGCGATTACCGCAGCAAGCTGGCCGCCGACCCCGAGTCCGACGAAAAGCTGGTGCGTTCGCTCGCTCCCAGCGAGCGCCAGCTTTGGAACGTGCGCCTGACCAAAGAGCCTGAGAAGATTTACCTTTTCGATTACTCGTGGTGGCTCTTCGGCAAACATCTCGACAACAAGATCAATAACGCTGAGGACAAGGACAAGGATCGCTACAAGCTGTTCGCCGATCCCGAGGTCGGGCGCACGCTCAAGATCGGCATCACCAAAGACGAAGGCGGCGGCATGACCTCCTACACCATGTCCGATATCGAGTTGCGCAAGCGTGAGGAAGCGCTCCCCAAGGACATTCTCGAATCTGCGCTCTGCCTTGACGACCTGCTGCGCGAAGTCACTTACTCTGACCTCAAGCAAGCATTCTTGCAAGCCGAGGATGCCGACGAGCGCGACGGGGATGGCGAGGAAGAAGAGGACGAGGATGAAGAAACTTCAGAAGAGGAGGACGAGGATGAAGATGAGGAGAAGGACGAAGATGATGACGTGGAAGAGGAGGATGAAGAGACTGGAGAGGGAGGCAACGAAGAAGGCGAGGAAGAAGAAGAGGACGACGACAACCGAGACGAGCCCGAAGAATCCAAAGCCTCCGACTTCGATATCGAAGAAGGCTCACTTGTAAAGCATCCTAAATTCGGTACGTGCGAAGTCTTTAAGGTCAGCCGCGATGGGACCTCCCTCACCCTAGAGGACAAGAAAGGCAAGATGCACACAGCGGTCGCTCCGGATGAGGTGAAGCTCGTCAAGGCCGATGAGCCGAAGAAGCCCACCTCCAAGAAGCCGTCAACTTCCACCAAAGACACTCCATTCGATGAGGAGGACGAAGATGAGAGCGGCGAAGAGGATGTGGAAGACAGCGATGGCGAAGAAGAAGAGGTGGAAGAAGAGGAAGGCGATGACGATGGAGAAGGCGAGGAAGATGAGGGAGACGAGGAAGAAGTGAAGCCCAAGCCGAAGCCCAAGTCCAACAAGAACGTCCGCAGGGGCAAGAAGTAGCCACCTTCCCTAGCAGAGGTCAGGGATGACCTCTGCCCTTCTTTCTGGAGTGACCCATGACAAGCGACTTGGCTAAGGCTCTGAAGAATGACAAAGCATCGCCGAATAGCCTGCTCTCTTCTGGCTCCTCTCTTCTCAATCTATGCTGCTCGGGTAGAGTCAACGGCGCTATCCCCAAGGGCGCTTACGTGCTGTTTGCAGGTCGTACAGACAGCGGGAAAACGTGGCTAGCTCTGCAAGTGCTCGCTGAGGCCTGTGCGAGCAAGCAATTCGCCGATTATGAGATACACTTCGATAATGCCGAGAATGGCGCGCTGATGGACATCGCTCACTACTTCGGCAAGAAGCTAGACGAGCGCATGAAGATTGACCACAAGTCGGTTTACCTTGAGGAGTTTTACGACCACCTTGACGATATCATCAAGCGTAAGGTGCCGTTTGTATATGTCTTGGACTCTATGGATGCGCTGGTCTCCAAAGCAGCCCAAAAGCAATATGACAAGGAGAAAGCTGCACGCAAGAGCGGAGACAAAGTGAGTGGAGATTATGGTACAGCGAAGGCTAAGATCAACTCAACTTCGCTGCCGCGTATCAATGCGGCATTGCAACGCTCTGGCTCAATCCTTATAATCATCTCTCAGGCGCGAGACAACATAGGTATTGGAGCACAATTCAATCCTGATACGCGGGCTGGAGGACGCGCATTGTCTTTCTACGCTCAGATGGAGCTATGGTTCAAGCCTATCGGCGAGCTAAAGCGAACCGTGCGCAAGAAGGCTCGCCAAGTGGGCAACATCTCCCGCATAAAGGTCAAGAGGACGCGCGTCACCGGCCGTCGCCGGCAAATTGATCTTCCCATTTACCACTCTTTTGGTGTCGATGACGTGGGTAGTTGTATTGACTTTTTGACAGAGGAGTGTCACTGGACTGAGCGTGATGGGAAGGTCGATGCTAAGGACTTCAACTTTACCGGACCGAAGGAGAAGCTGATCCAGAAGATAGAGGCAGAAGGATTAGAAAAGGAGCTTCGCACGCTGGTAGCTAGTCTCTGGAACGAGATTGAACAAGCTTGCCAGATCAAACGTAAAAGGAGGTACACGTAATGTTAGTATTGACTCGGCACGAAAAGGAAAGTATCAAGATCGGCGATAACGTGATCGTGAATGTTGTCAAGATCACTAGAGGCAAGGTGACGCTAGGCATAGAAGCGCCAAAGAACATCACCGTACTCCGCAGTGAGATTGCCCACAAGTATGAGACACCAAATTTTCCAAGCCTGGAGCAATGATGCACAAGACTTGGTTGATTATAGATGGCGACAATTGCGCTTGGCGCAACTTCTACGCGATGGGAGGATTGTCCTATGGCGGCGAGCCGACTGGAGCGATATTTGGCTTCTTCCGGGATATACTTGACCTCCAAGATACATTCTGCACACCTAACATTGCTTTCTGTTTTGATTCGGGTCCGAGCCTGCGCACGCAGCTTCTACCTGACTATAAATCATCTCGCCGAACAAGGGAGAGAATACTCCCGAGAGAGCAGAAGCGCGCTCTTAAAGGCCTGCGCTCGCAGCTTGACAAGCTGTGCTGGGAGCACTTGCCAGCCATTGGTTTCAAGAACGTCTTTTGCGAGAAAGGGTACGAAGCGGACGATTTGATCGCTTCGCTCGTCCGAGACATAGAGGATTATATCATCATTGTTAGTACCGACCATGACCTCTACCAGCTTCTCGATGATAGGGTGATTGTCTATGACCAGCGCAAGAAAAAAGCCATTTCCCGAAAATCCTTTATCGAGCATTACGGAGTGGATCCCTATACATGGGATCTGGTCAAGGCAATCACAGGCGATACGACAGATGATATTCCGGGTATCCGGGGCATCGGCGTCAAGACGGCGTGCAAGTATGTCGCAGGTAAATTGCCCGAAAAGGATAAAAGGTTCGCTATAATCGAAAAGGATTTGAATGCGATCAAGCAGCGGACCATCCTCACTCGGATACCTTTCAGAGGAACTCCTTCCTTTCGTTTAGAGAAGGATAATGTATCATGTGAGAAGTGGCGTAAGGTACTCGGGAAACTAGGAATGGACAGTTTACTTCGGAGAGTACCTCCATCATAAAGGAGATTGCTCATGCCGCTGTCAACTGGAAAGAACCTCACTCTCATTCCTGCTGCCGGTTCTGACTGGCTGCATTTGTTCGAGGATCCGGATACTTGGCCGAATTGTCGCTCACAACTCGGCATGATTCAAATCTCTTATCAATCCCTCTGGAACCAGAAGTCGATGCCTTGGTTCGGTCCGAACGTCTGGCCGAACATCGAAGCAGAAGGTGTGGTCGAGAAGTGTCAATCTTGGAATATCGACCTATCATTCTTCACGGGGATCTGGAAACCGCAATACTTGCAAGATCCCAAGATTGCCATTCGAGACGCCAAGCAATGCTGCGATAACCTCTTCAGCGCCGGAGCGTTCTCAGTCATCGCCGATATTGACGAAGGCTTTTACGGCGCTAAGCAATTAGGTGTCATGGATCTCGCAACGCAAGCGGGCAGGATTGCCGACTTCTACAAGTCGCTCAAGACCTTCTATGGAGACACCTTTGGTCTGGCGATTACTGAACCGTATCCCCCGCCCGGCCTCTCTCTAGAGGAGATCATCGCCGCCCTCACACAACTCCAAGAGCTAGAAGTGTCCATAGAGTGGTTTGATATTGATATCAATCACCGATGGATTTACCATTTCAATAACCCGCCGGCTCTGATAAGGCAACGACAATTCCACGAAGATATGCCGAAGCTAGCGGCGTGGTGCAAGGCAGCGAATATCCCGTTTGGCGTGATCTTCTGGCCGGGATGGGACAACCAGACAACCAATCAGATGTATTGCGAGAACACGCTTGGATTTGTCGATGATTGGCTCGCCCTGGGGATGGAGACGCCCTCCCGCCTAGTGAGCGAATGCTGGGTATTCAGCGACGAAGCACATACGCAGAAGCTAGTGCCGTCCAATCCGCCCGAAGATGAAACCTTTACCCATACGTGGTTGATCCGTGAAATCGCTTCCCGCTTCGGCTGGGGAGCAGTATAAGGAGATTGCCGTGACAGTGAAAGACCTCAAGCAAGTACCACCGAAACCAGAAACAACCGCCAGCGCTTGGCATCCAGGTGATACATCATGTGGTATCTGCATTTACTTCGATACTGGCGGAACTTGTCGATACGATCCTCCCGATGTAACGGGGAACTGGCCTCCCGTTGGGACAGATGATTGGTGTGGTAAGTGCATCAGGAAATCAGGAGAATGAAACCCTTTCTGAGGTTCCTTGATACGCTTCTCTGGGCATTGTTCAGCAGCGTGGTTTTGCTGCTGGGTGTTTCGGTACTCTGGATCATTCTTTCCTCCCTGGGGATCGTCCGATGAGAACGCTATTGGGGTTCGAGCGATTGGAAGACCGGCTGACTCCCTCAACAGTTGTCGTGGACCAATTGCTCGGCCCCAATTTCACGATCCAGGCCGGCATCGACCAAGCGCATCCGGGCGATATCGTCCGTGTCGATGCCGGCCTCTATGGCGGCGCTGTCGTCAATAAAGCCCTTACTCTGGAAGGATTACCAGGAGCCGTCATCCAGAGTCCTTTGTTGATGGGCGGCGTCGCCATAGGTTTGTTGGTGTCTGGGCAGGGCACCACTGTCAGCAGCCTGGCTATTCAGGGAATCCACGGCGCACTCGGTTCCATCGGCGTGTGCTGCTACCCGGGTAGCCAGGCTGTTCTTGCTGGTCTTACTATCAGCGATGTTAGCGGAGGCTACGCTTATGGCGTGTGGGTACACGAAAGCACTGCTACGCTCGCGGGCTGCAAGATAGAAGGTGTGATTGGTGCCGCTGTCAAAATCGGTGGAGTTGCTGTCACCTACGCCACTATCGACGGTTGCGACCTGTCAGGAACAATGGCTGTGCAAGTCAGTGGCTATTCCCAAGTCTCTGGCAAGGGAAACATACTCAGGGGCAATTTTGGTGTCTTTGTCGATGAATACTTTATAGGTGCTTTGAGTGTCTGGGAATCGGACTTTGCGCGAGCCACAGCGCCAGCCGTCAATCAAGCAGACAGAGGCATTATCCTAGAGTACGACTGGTGGGGAGGACCTCCTCCTGTGCTCGCGCAGATCGACAATATGAACCCTCTTGCGGAGGCTCCATGAAGCGCAGCAGCATCTCCGCCACACAGCGCACGCTTAAGGAAATGAGACGTTTGGGATACCGCACGGCGATAGTCGAGAAGTGGAATCCTCATGCCTTTGTCCGACAAGACTTGTACGGCATTATTGACGTGCTGGGAATAAAGGCGAGAAAGATCCTCGGCATCCAGTCTACTACCCGAGCGAATACAGGGGCGCACGTCCACAAGCTGCTAGAAGATAATAGGCAGGCGCTCTCTGACTGGCTAGACGCAGGAGGTTTATTTGAGCTATGGTCATGGGCGAAGGTGGGCGCAAAGGGCAAGCGCAAGCATTGGGAAGTAGCCAGACGGACTTTTACAATGGATGACTTGTGCTAGAAAAACTCACCATCCGCAACTTCCAGAAGCATAGAAAGCTAGAGGTAGACTTTGACCGATTCATCACAACTCTCGTCGGAGCAAACGACGCAGGAAAATCAGCCGTCATTCGAGCGTTACGATATCTCGCGCTTAATCGAAGCCCTAAAGGTCATTTCGTACATAGTGGCACTGAACAGGTTTCAGTATCTCTACTTCTGGACGAAGGATCATCCGTTCAGAGGAAGCATGGGAAGGGACGGAACCTATATAAACTGGACGGACGAGTATTTTCAGCGACCAGTAATAAGGTTCCCGAAGCGGTAGCCAAGCTGCTCAACGTCGGAGACGTGAACTTTCAAGGGCAGCATAACTTACCCTTCTGGTTCAGCGAGACGCCAGGTCAGGTCGGCAAGAACCTCAACGCCATTATCAACCTGGATGTCATCGACAAGACTCTTGCCTCTATCAACTCTATCGAGCGCAAGGCAAAAGCGAAGGTTGAACTAACGCAAGACCGGCTTAAAGAAGCTCAAGCCCGGCGACGGAAGTACGGTCCAGTTCGCCTTATTGCAGACTCTTTGGCAGACTTAGAGAGGCAATCTAGCCAATTAGAGCTATTGCGAAAAAGGCGTCTTAGGTTAAGCGAGTTGGTGAAAGAGATACAGGCCCTAAGAAAGACTCTCAAACAAGCTGCCTGGGGCGATCTTGCTAAAGCAATCGCACGTCTAGAGAAGCAGGCGACGGCGCTAAAGCAGCTTAGCGAGCAGCGAGACGCACTAAACATAATTACACTACGCTTGGCAACACTGAGGAGAACAAAATGCCAGAGTCAAGAGTCAGCCATCGCAGCCGAAAAGAAACTTCACCAGTTGTGCAAAGGGAGGTGCCCGGTGTGCGGTTCAGAGGTCAAGAAGTTCTGAGCATCCACGTCTCGGATTTACACTTATCGCATATCCCTCCCATCGCTCGTTCGGCAGAGATGAATTGGTACCGGACGCAAGCGGATTACCTCCACCAACTTAGGGCAATGCAGGATTTGTATTCGGCCCCTATCATCGTCGCGGGAGACATATTCAATTCCTATAAGGAACCCGCCGAGTTGGTCAATTATCTCATTGACGTTATGCCTATCGTCCATGCGATTCCCGGCCAGCATGATTTGCCCTTTCACCGTCTAGAGGATATCCACAAGAGCGTCTATTGGACGCTAGTTAAGGCAGGAAAGATCAAGAACCTCTCTGCGGTTCCCATGAGGGTGTCCGATAGACTCTGGGCTATGGGATTCCCTTATGGAGTGAAAGTACATCCCCTAGAAGGTTATGGGCAACCGTGTGTGGCAGTTATCCATTCTTACGTCTGGATCAAGGGCAAATGCTATCCCGGCGCACCAAAAGAGCGCAGACTCGCTCGCTGGGAGGAATGCCTCAGGGGTTACTTCGCCGCAGCGTTCGGCGACAATCATCAAGGATTCATCTCGCACATAGGTAAGACCTCCGTCATCAATTGTGGTACATTCATGCGGAGAAGGATAGATGAGATAGACTACAAACCGCAAGTGGGGTTATTGCTTAGCTCGGGCAAGTTCGTCTGGACACCTTTGCAAGTCAAATATGACAAGTTCATTGATAACGTCATACTTACCAACCTCCTGCGTCACCATGAGAATGATCCCAAGCAGATTCAAGACCTAGTGAAGGAACTTAAAGAAGCGGGCGATAGCGCTGAGGACTTTATCTCCTTTGTGAGGAGGTGGCTTGAGCGAAAGAAGATACCGCGCGACGTGAAGAATACCATCCTACTAGCTATGGAGGCAACATGACCACGCTCGAAAGACTTGCTGCCCTAAAGAACGACATTGGAAAGTACAAAGCGCAGGCTGACCGCGCCATGGGTGCGATCAATCAGTTAGAGCAACAATTAGACAAAGAGTTTGGTTGTTCTGTGCGTGAAGCGGCGAAACGCTTGAAGGTTATGGAAGGCCAGATCAGGGAATTAGACGAAGAGATGAACGAAGGTCTGAACAGCCTGTATGAGGAATGGACTAGATTCAAAGGAGGGATTACATGAAAACGTCCCCAGCCAAGCATGGCGACAAATGGACTCTGCATGACCTCAATATCCTTTGGGCTATTCGTATGCGCTCGCATAACCCAGACGGAGATTGGGGAGCAATGCGAGCGGCGACGGGACATGGCATCAAGGCGTGCTATAACGCTCTCTACCGCTGCTATCGCTGCGACAGCGGTACAGGTAAAGTCTACTGGGACAGCCCGCCTTTCAGTGACGTGGTCTATATTCATTATGCCGAGAAAAACTTTAGTGCCTTTGAGGATAAGGTCCTGAAAGAGCATGATTGCCCAGAGATAAGGCTAATCTACCTCCTTAACAGACCGCTAGAGGAAATCCAGAAGCGCAAGAAGTTCCTCAAGAGCTATGGCCGCAAACCCTTCTTCCCAGAACTTGAATAGCCTCCGCAAGGAGGTGGACAAGCTGTTCGCCGAATACTTGCTAGCTCGCCAGCAGGTCCGAGACGAAAAAACGGCTCTAGAAGTCGCTCAGCGCGAGCACAAAGCAGCACAAGAGGGGCGTCTAATCTTGCAGGAAGCAGCGCAGGCTATGCAGCAGCGAGCACACAAGCGCATTGCGGAGATAGTCTCGAAATGCTTGGAAACCGTCTTTGCACAACCCTATGAGCTAAGAATCGCCTTTGAGCGCAAGCGAGGCAAGACCGAAGCTAGACTATCTTTCTGGCGAGATGATTTAGAAGTAGACCCCCTAGAAGGAGCGGGCGGCGGCATTGTTGACGTGGCAGCCTTTGCTTTGCGCTTGGCTTGCCTAGTGCTAAGCAAACCATCAAAGCGCATGGTGCTTATCTTAGACGAACCATTCAAGGGCGTAGACGTAGTGAATCGCAAGAAGGTCCGCGAGATGATGAATCAGCTAGCTCGCCAGATGCACATCCAATTCATAATGGTAACGCAGATCGCTGACATGGGTCTTGGCAAAGTGATCGAATTACCATCCTAGCTCATGTCCACCATGAACGCTGCCCGGCTGTGCTGGTACAGGAGGCACAATCACTTGCACAGTCACGCCTGGAGATAGTGTACCGTCTGCCGTGCGATAAAGAGCTACCAAGACGTTATAAATGCCGGGCGTATAACCATTGAGCACAGTCGCTAAATGCGGACCTTTGACGTTGACGATAGCCTGAGGAACAGTGGTTGTGTCGGGTAGCGCAGGATCGAGCGTTGTCCAAACCCTCCACTTATCAGCGGGATAGGGGTCTGTTTTGACAGTGGGATAAATCGCCGTGACGCGAATCTGTCCTTCTCCCAGATAGAATACCTTAACCTCAGTAGGAGCAGCCATGGGCGGCAGGACCACGCTGCCGGTAGGATCAACCGTGATCGTTGTGGCCTGCTGGTTCTGGGAAACCAGACCATAACTATCTTGCTTCCTGATAACGAAATAGAAGGTTGTACTGGATCGCGCCCCCACACCACGGCGCACGATGCCTGTCATCGAAGTTACATCCGTATCAGGTAGGTTGGTTGGGATACCCTTCTGAGTCAGAGCCACGTCGCTGAACACCCAACTCATATAAATGCTATCCGGCAACATGCCAATGTTGTTCCCCACCTGATTCAGGAACTGGAAGGTTCGATCATAGTAAATTTGATTGGTCGGGCAGGGTTCTATATCCGGCCAGAAGATGATGCCGAAGGGAATGGATAGACCGGCGAAGTAGGCTTTCAGAGTCAGCATATCCGCATAGAAAGCAGCCTTGCCAGCATCTGTCTGGTTAATCAATTCCCAATTCGCATCTATGTGGACAAAGGCTGGAGCCGTCGTCAAGGCACCGACCGCAGCCTCTATCTGGGCCACCGAGAGTGACGGATAAGGCTCGATCAGTCCGACCTTGACGGCTCCGGCCGTGTAGGGCGAGGTGATGCCGGAGACGAATTGATTCATCCTTGTGGCTTGCGTGGTAAGGCTCGTAATGCCGCAAGACGCATTGGCTCCATAGAACCCTTCATCAATGGCTATAAGCACTTGCGTCAAACCGGCTCCGAACACATTGTCTACGGCCTGCTTGGCATCGGATACAGCCTGCACGGCTCCCGTATCGCTGCAATACTGCGGTTTCCAAACCCCCGAATAGAAGCACAGCTTGATACCCCAAGTATTCAGCTTGCTAATCATGCCGGCAGTGTTGAGCGTTGTCCACGTGTTGTTGCCGGGACCGGGAGGGGGTGCTCCATTCCATAGACTCAGGTAACTCAATTCCAGAACATCCAGAGAATCTCTAGCTGTTGCCCACTGCGCAGGATTGGTAAACAAGTTGGGCAAATCTGTAGAACCAGGAGCCGGAGCCATGAAAATTCTCGTTCCCTTGGGTGGTAGCGAAGGAATAGGGAATGAGAAAGGCAGCGTCGGACTCGATAAGTATGGTACGACAGACAAATCAGGAGGCGCATTTTCCCCCATGTAGATCAAATACAAATCCTGCGTAGGATCCTGAATCCTGTATTTACCTTTCTGTTCTAGTGTAAAAACAAGCGCCGGGATCCCATGCAAGAAAGCCGTGCGCAGATACCATATCGGATTGTGCCATACTTCAGGCAGCGGGAAGAAGGGAATATCCGGTCGCCTGAGAGCAACATCGGGGGCTATGGTGGGGATCTGCACCCTCACCTTCTTGAGATAGTCGTAGGCGAGTGTCGAAGGAGGTTCGTCGTAATATCTGGCAATGTTGAAGTTGGGCCTGGCCGTGGGCTTATCGGGAAACAGCAGCTTGTATATCCGCTGATAGTTCTGCGCCGCCCAGGGAGGTTCCGGAGGCACAAAGGTTATGGCCTGCCGAGTAGGCGGAGGCTGCTGACCAGGAATGGTATGGACACCACCCGGTGTGGGTATTCGACTTGGAGGCCGCAGCCACCATGATTCAAACTCAGGCAATGGATAAAACCATTGTTCCTTTTCCCTTGTGTGAGTAGGCGGAGGTTGTTGAGCGGGCATGATCGCCGTAGACAACCCATATTCCCATCTCGGGAAAGTCCAGTACCAAGAGTCATACTCAGGCAATGGAATCCATGCTGCTATCTGCTCTTTCTCGCGGGTATGCGTGGGAGGAGGATCTTGCCCTGGCATGTTGGTCGGTCCCATGCCCTCCCATCTTGGAAACGTGTAATAGTAGGAATCATATTCAGGCAAGGGATAAAATATCTGCTCTTTCTCTCTGGTGTGCAAAGGAGGCACGTCCAGAGAAGCGAGCATCGCTGCCGACATGCCTTCCCATCTTGGGATGACGTAGTAATAGCTTTCTAACTCTGGCAAAGGATAGAATGTCTGCTCGCGTTCGCGCGTATGCAGCGGTGGTGTATCGGGGGGCGGGGGCGGGAAGTAATAAACCACCTTGCGATTGGGAGCCGTCCATAGATCGTAAGGTTTCACAAAGTCCGCCATCACTTCGGATGGAGTGACGGCGCGATTGTAAACCCTTACATCGTTGATGTTGCCGTCAAACCATTCGGAATTAGCCCCGTCGCCAATCTCTACCGGATCACCCGTCTGCGTATTGCTTACCGGCACCATCGTACCGGAGAAGCTAGCTACCGGGACTCCATTGAGGTACAGGAACACTTGCCCCAAGTTACTATCCGAAGTGACGAATACTCGATACCAAGTGCCTACAGAAATACCGCCAGCGCTGAGGTTGGTGGCGGCACCCGCGTCGTCATTACGCCATCTGAAGGTTATGGAATTGACGAGCCCTCCATAATTCGCATTGTTGTTCGATAGGAGTATTCTTGCACGGACTGCAAAGGTCGCATTCTTGGATTCCCAATAGATCGACCTGGCACCTGTGTTCTGGTTCGTATCACCAGAGACAGGTAGAGAGGCTGCTTGAAAGCTGGCGGCAAGCGAGTAAGCAGTCAATCCTCTGATGGAAGCAGCATTGGCTCCTGCCCCGCAATTCACCATCGACTTGCCGGTAACCTGAGTGAAGTTGACCGCCTTCCCCTTCAGACCGGTAGTCCAGGTAGGCAGAACTCCGCCTGTATCGAAGTTGAAAGCGGCGTTGAACTTCTGCCCGGCTATACCGTAGCACTTGCAAGGTGTCCCCATGCCCTCATTCAAGGGCCAGTAATACAGCAACCCCATCGCCAAAGGATGAGCGTAATTGATCTGCGCTCCGGGAGGAGGTTGAGTGCGTCCCCAGGGAGGATTGAGAATACCTAGCATTAGGCTGCCTGAGTCTGGATGCCCTGATAGGTAACCGAGTGATTAGCTGGTGTAGTGTCTAGCACGCTACCGCTCTTGTTCTCGATGACGATGCCCCACTTGGCAGGTAGAATTCCACCAAATCCCAAAGCCACCGAGAAGGGACCACCTATATCAGAGGCGGCAGTAGCATTGAGGTTGATAACCCCTATGAGTCTCAGGTTATTCGGAGTGACTGCGGGGCTAAGAGTGCCGTCGCTGCCAGTGCAGTTAGCGGTATAGGTAGTACCTCCATCGACGGTACCGTAGGCATAGACGTTGATCGTGCCTGTGGCGCTGACACCCGAAGCTCCTGCCTTGATCTTGACAGAAACCAGAGCATCCAGAAAGAGATTGGTAGTGTTGTCAACGGCAGTGCTCTGCTGCAATACGGCATTGCCTAAGGATGCTAAGGTAATGGTGATAACTTGACCTGATGCACCGTAAAGGGCTTTATTTGTAGTAGCCACATTATCCTCTTAGGTTAAAGAGTTTACGTGGACTCCCGAGATTGTAAGGAACCGTACGGCCGTCTTTGTAGGTCAAGAGGACGTGCTTGTTCACAAAGAAGTCATAATCCTGTGCCTTGATTTTGATCGCTGCGGCGACGATCTTGGCGGTTTGGCAAGTCATCTTGATGCGGTCGGTCCAGTCGAAGAAGAGATAGACTAATCCTTTGCTACCTTGCTTGCCAATATCACTGCCCAAATGGAACTTCGATTGCTCTAGCTCTATGCCGGCAGGATCAATGACCATGGGCTGTTTCGAGAGAGGGATACTCCGTGCTGCTTCATCTAGAGTTTCGCCAAAGATATAGGCTTCCTGCCAAACCATAGGAAAGGTATCCATCTTGCGCGGGAAAATGAGCAGAACCTTTGCCTCATCGTCAAATACCTCTATGCGGATATTATCCTTCTCAGGAGGAAGCGTATTGGCGAAAGGGATGCTGGGAGCGAGACCGAAAGCGCTGGGCTTGGCGACTTCAGGATGCTCGCGCTGCCTCTGCTTCTGATCCCATAGTTGCCGCATCCTTCGAGCACGGTTTGCACCGTTCATCTATGCCAACTCCTCAAACACGCAATCAGAGGTAATGGTGATCGACGCGCCGGGAGCGACCGGGAATTTGACGCCGACAATGCTCGCCGCGTCAATGTACTTGTACTCCTTCGGAGATGGGACGTACTGCCAACCGTTGAGGTAGTTCCACACGTCTTGCCCGATGATGTTGGAGTCAGTGCCTTCGGCGGTCGCATTCGTGCCAGTCGCTGTCGTCCCTCCCGCAGCGCTCGCCGCAGGATCCGTAGCAGGACCCGTGGTAATGGGCGTGAAGGACGTTACTGTGGCGGCACCAGACTTGCGGCAGATTTGTACGGATAGCTGGGTCGAGGTTGTGGAGCTACTCTGAGCGACTACGCAGCGAACGATCTGGAGTGGTACAGTCGCACCTGCCTTGATCTGGATGATCGTGATGGCGGCAGTTACCGCCACGCGGGTCATGGATACGACATACACACGGCTCGCGGCTGCTGCCATAATTCGTCTCCTTTGTTAAGGACCTTACTTGTGGTATTCCAATTCGTGATCCTCTTCCAGCCGTTTTGCTAGATCCTTCATCTTCTCCTCAATCGCCATCTCGGCGATATGGCGCGACGTTCCGGCAGGAACCGAAACGGCGTCATGGATCGTGTCCACTTTGTCGGTAACCTTCTTCTCGTACTTGATATCCGGAGGATGTGTCGTGGGCAGGATCATGTGATGGACGATCTTGCAATTCTTGAGGTGAACCGTGATGTCATAGTAATCTACCCCAAGTTCATCACCCTCCACCTTGCGCGGACCCTTCACTTCATGCGTGAATTGAATCTTGGATGGAGGCGCTTCTTTCTTAGCCACGAGAATCTCCTTTCTAGGCCGCAGCCGATGTACGAAGCCAATTGATGTTAGATGGAATACAAACCGCCCCAGCAGGAACTTGTCGCATCATCCAAATGCCTATCTGCTGGTTAGGATACAGTGTCCCTATGATTGCTCCCGTGGGTCCCGTGATCCCAGCAAACCACGTGACACCAGCGGGAGCGGTTGTATCGTTGGGGATCGTCGCAATGGGCGAACCCGATGCTTGAATACCATTCACGTCTAGTCCTATCGCAATACCCGGCACAGCATTGATGATGTCCGTAAATGCGCCAGCGCTCGCTGTAGTGCCTAGTAATCCTCTGCCTGCCGCTGGCACGGACAGCGAAGTGTCAGTCCGAATCGAGTAATAGACTATCTCGCGCAGAGTGCCGCCAGAGGTCTGAATATTGCAATATCCTCTAGACGGCCAGCTAGCGAAGGAGCCTGTGGTGATGATGGTCCCTGTTCCCGATGCAGGCAAGAACCCACCGAAAGAAGCCTGCTGCACACCGAGCGTATGCAGGAAGCGCTGGATGTTATAGACGTTTCCCACTGCTTCATTGCGCAGGATCGACGCACGGTAATTGGTCTGACCTGTCTCTACGCCGTCCCCAAAACCAAAGTAATTGTTAAAGACTGGATGCAAAGTGACCGTCGCAGCGCCCAAGGCATTGCCACTGGTGATATTCGCTGTCGATGTTCGCCGCACGCGCAAATACGATGCTGGTCTGCCTTTGGTCTCTACTATACCGGTAGAACCTTTATTAGGTAAGTTGCAAACCTCACCCGGTACGCCTCCCGAGTCATTCCATTGCAGATTGTTGAATCTATCGCAACTCAGCGCGCCGTTACCTTCGAGACAGCCTCCCGAAGCGAAGTCGATCACCACGCCGAAAAGCATGTTCTCAAGGTAGATACCATAAGTGAATGCCTCTTGACTAGAACGATAACCCCCGAGGCAAAGGGTAGGGACAATCTGCGTTCCACCATCGCTGCTAGCGCCAGTGAAATACTCTCTCAGTGAATCAGCCCTTGTCTGCACGGCTGGCATTACGCGGCGCTCACAGTCACCATATGGGTCGTTGGATTATACGTCACTGCAACATCACCTGCCTTGAGCAGCGGCGGCGTTACTACAAATTCGTCAAACTCCATCGGTGTCGAAGGTTCCATTGCTTTGCTCAGCGCCATCACCTGAAACCTATACGAAGTCTCATCCGCTAAAAGCGGGGTGATGTAAGTATACACGGGAAGGGTGCCCGTCTCAACTATACTTGTGATCTTCACCCAATTGCCTGACTTGCGTTCATCGACTTCATACATGAAACAACCGACAACATCGTACCATTGCATAGTGAGATAGGGCGGGTATAGCTCGGATAGTGCCAGCGTACTCCCCTCGGCAATTTCTAGAGAAGGAGGGAATTTCTCGTAATGCGGCAGGTTGAAATTATAGGTTGGACTCGTTAGCTGACCACTAATCTGCTTGCCGTAAAGGATAACGCGATAGTAAGGCGCTGCCGTGGGAGTCCACGTGAATTGCCAGCTACCATTGCTTTGCTGCACGATACTGGTGAAGTAGATCACTTCTTTGCCTCAAAAGACGGACAACCGTGACAGCAAGCGAGCCCAGCTTCCATAAGCAGTGTGCACCTCTCGTACACTTCGCACGCAAATACTTTGAGCCTTACTCCTTGGCATGTCAAGCAATCTCTTAACTCACCCGTCGGCTCGCCCAGATGTACGCAGACAGGCAACGTCTTGCCCGTCCTCTTGTCAAAGATCAAGCGGGGCGGGGGTCTGTCCGAATAGGGACAATGCTTGCAATTTGACCATGTTACTCCTCTCAGATCACTATTGATGAGCTTCGTGGAATAGCAGGGATAGCGCTGATGCTCGTTGAGCCGACCACGATCTTTACAGGGGGGTAAAACTAATTCCAGAGCGATCATACCGGTTCCACAAGCAATGTAGGACTTGAGAAAGCACACAAAGGCGATCCAGGTACAGGTTGAGTATACAATTCCATGTTAAAGAAATTAGGACCAGTGCAATTGAACTCCGATGCGGGGATATGGTCACTAAGGGCATAAGTCTGCGACCAGAAAGGGTTGCCTCCACCACCTACAAGATTTATATCCCATGAAGGACCTCCCGCGAAGTTCCTATCATAGTTGAGTTGATAATAGGCGAAGGCACCTGTCGCAACATCCGTTACGACCGTTTCAGACCGCCAACCGCACTGAACAGGATTGATGAATAGACTACCATCTCCTTGTAAAATCGCATTGAGGGTAAAGGTATGGTTCAAGTTCACACATTGGTTATAAAGACTATTGCCCCATCCCATCCCCGCTGACAGTGCTTTCCAAACCAGAGTCACTTGCTCGCAGCAACAATTCCAATTCTGTGCAAAGCAATCGGGAGGAGGACAAATATCGGTGATCGTAATGGAGATAGTATCCGAGCAACAACTGGTCAGAGCAATGCCAGTAAAATCCAATCTGAATGGCTGGCATGTGCACGAAGTGGGATATACTACAACCGTATCGCTGCCGCAGGAGACGATCAGCTTGTAATTCAGGCAACCAGGAGGGGTTTTGGTTGTATCGCATAACAGGATCAATGTAAGGTTGCCGCAACTCAGTATGGCCGAGCCACTCCACTGCCCACCCGCAGGAGGCATGTGAATAACCTGCTTGTCCATGCATACACCACAACCCCCTGGAGCGGAGACATAACCACACAACTCTCCAGCTGGAGGAGGTTGACAACATTGGTTCGGACCACAGCATTCACAATCGACCGCATAATCAGGCACCGATCACTCCATTGGTGCATTGTTTCGTACTGTAACTGATTTTCCCATTCACACAGGTAATGGGATGAATAGGAATCGCCCCGCTGTACCCTATCGTATCGACCAGCACCTCTCCTCCACCAAGATCCGTGACCTGAAAGCGCACATTCCTGAAGGAAATCTTCTTGACCCCGCTGATCCAAGGGCCGCCTTCTATGCCTACAGATAGAAGCTTGTTACTATTAAAAGTGACCTTTGCTATGTCAGGACTACTGCCAGGAGCGACAGTAAACTCTGGTCCACTGAACTCCAGCGCTGTCGAATCTACTGACCCACCACCATCATCGGACACCGTATAGAAAAAGCGGACTAGCGCTTCATTGATTCCTCCCTGATCGACTATGAAATTATCGCCATTGAAGGTAATGGTTTGGGTTGGCACAACCGTCGTCATGTCATCTTGCACAGTCAATTGCCACACCATGTCAGGCGTGGGAGTGAACTTGACGTGAGCCGTGAAGCCCGTCGCCGTCACCGAGAATTGCGGGGAGTCAAAGACGAGCGCCGTTGAACTTACCGACCCTCCAGCACTGTCCGAAACCGGGTAGAAGAAGTGGACCCCAGCACATTGATTGGCCAATTCCTCAACCCAAAAATTCTTGGGGCTGAAGCACATACTTATGGAGTTTACAGTGGTGAAAGTATCCGAGACAGGATAGTAAAAACCGATATGGGCTCCTATGAGTAAACCAGTAACATCCAAGATAGAGGTCACTATGAAGTTCGACCCGGCAAACTTCATGAATTGTGAATCCACTTCAGGACAATCGCAATCATCCGAGACGGGGTAAAAGAAGTCCACTACCGCCTTATGCTCTCTACCTGGAACTGGATCACGGATAACGATGAAATTACAATCGCAGAAACCCAATTCGTTGACATTGACAACAATTATCGGCTCGGGAGAAAGATCCTCTTTCTTCACACGTTCGACAGTAAGATTACCTGTTCCCGATCCTCCTCCTCCATCATTGGGGAGTTCCATCCAGACGATAGGCTGTCCATCAGGATCCTTATAGCCTGTTGGACAGCGCCTGGCGACGATGATATCCCCAGCTTGTAACGCCTTGATGTTAGAAACGGGTGGATTGTCTGCCTGCTTCCAAACGTCAGGTTGATTATGGTAAGCTCGCGCTACAAAGAACTTTTGGTTATCCGGTATCTTCTTAACACGGTTAGCATCAAAGATAAGCGGACTCCCGGGAGGATACGTCCAGTTCGCACATTGGACGATATTGTAATAGTCCTGAATGACTAGGCAATCCTTCAGGACGAGCGAGCTAAACATCGGTATGATATTCTGCGAGACGATGAAGCGGTTGCCGAACTTCTGGAGGTTAGTACCCCCACCATCACCAGTGACTTGACGAATCAGCGCATCCTGCAAATTCTGCATTTGGGTAGCGCTGAGTTGTGTATCGCCTTTGCGGGGAGCACGGTAAGATTCGCGTAGGTCCGGCATGAGCCACCTCTAGAAGTCGAATACGGCTTCAAAAAAGTCGTCGTAATCTACATCATCCAAATACTTAATCAGCTTATACCCTTTATTCTCGATAAGAGCGGGCGGGGGACGGCCATAGCGCTGGTCGATAAAGACTGCGTAGGTATCCCAACCGAAGGGATTATTCTGGAACTCATAGTGGTACTTGTAACGGTTTTCCTTGACGACCTCCCATTGTACTTCGGTACAAAGCCACGTGCGATCAGGCTGCCCGCGCCATTCTCCTTTGTTGAGTTTGGCAATAATCGCTGATTCATACTGCGATGGAAAATCCGTGTCGATGTAACCTTCCAGGATGAGCGAGCGCATCGGCACCGTCGCTTGAATCTCGCCTCCTTGCGTGATGGTCTCTCCCGAATAATCCTTATCTGCAGGACGAATCACACCATTCTCATCAAGGTATTCATTCGTCCCATCTGGGAAGGTGTGTTCGACAGTGATTGGCTTTTGGACAGGAGGATCTTGTGAATAATCCAGATAGAAGTTGACTGGAAATTGCTGAATAGAACAGCGCGATTTGGTATAAAGGACACCCGGAATAATGGCCCGGGGATCGGGTAGCTCTTGTGTGCCTTCAAGAACGTGGCGATAGGTGCACGTTACGTCAAAGCAGCTAGGATCACCCTCTACAATCTTGACACTGCGCTCATCGAGCATCAATGGTTCAAAACCATCGCCTGTAACCGTATCTGGGATGGTAGGGACACCCGCTGTCTCTAGAGCAATCTTTAGGTTCTGGTATGCCGTGAAGGGGTCGGCATCTGTAGGCTGGTATACATTCACCACGCGAAACAAGCGCGTCAGCGAGCGTAGCGCACCACCTCTCTCTTCAGCAGCAACGGTATCAACATGGTCTATAAAGGCAACTGAATCCGTCAAATCGGCTGACATGGTATCTCCTAATGAGTCACCACAGACTTATCCTGGCCTGTGAACACGCCATAAATCTTCTCAAGCCAATCATGCGTCTCTGGATCCGATGTATTCTGCTTGCGCTCGATATCAAAGCCACGCGACAACCCACCTGGACCTTCTAGGATAAATTGCTTGAGGTTGATGGCGCGAAAATCAGTGCCTACCGCCGTGCGCATCAGTGGGCTCTTTGTCAGATCCTCCATGCCCTTGATAGCTCCCATAAGCGTGCCCTTGAAGGTGCCACGCTCTAGCACTTTCTCCATTTCAGAGGCCTTAGGAGCGAGTGCAGCTTGTATCAATCCTCCTGGTCCTGGCATTCCCATTCCTTGTATTGCTCCTCCCAGCGCCATCATGGCTCTACCCGCTCGGGGATCGAAAGGCAATGTCAAGTTGAGAGTAGGGAAAGGCGCTCGTAATCCCATCCCTGTCGTTATTGGAACCAATTCCTTTCGGCGCTGCTCGATAATCTCATTGAACTTGTCAATGTCTATCCTCTCGAATGGTCTCATGGGAAAGCGCTTCTCAAACTCCGTTTCAGCTTTCTTTTCCGCAAAGCGAAGATCGCCTAATTCAATGTCCCTATAAACCTTGTATAATCCTCTCAAACCCCTGGGATCAAAAGGATTCTTCATAAAGGCATCGAGAGCCGATTGCAAGGCTGTAAATTCAGCACCGATCCTCCTGAAGATCGAATCAAATGCAGCATGGAAAACTGCCGTGAGCAAATCCGTTATGGGACCCCAGTTGATCTTGATCCATTCCTTAATCAGATCAAAGGTCGTCATAAAACCAACCATGAGATTCTTGGTGAGGTTCTTGATGAATGTCCAGGAATTGGTCCCCATGTCCTCTAGCAGAACATCCCAATGATCGCCAATCCATGTCATCAGCTTTGCCCAATTCTCACGGAAGTTGTAGAAGAAACCGAATGCTGCGGTTACGAGATCCTTGAATCCTTTCCACATGGCTGCGAAGTCGATTTTACCCATTAGCAGAAATAAACCAACAAGTCCCCCGACCACGAAAACTAACGGAGCAATTGCTATTAAGGTGCTCGCTAAGGACATGAGACCACTTAATAGCGAAGGAATCAAACCAATAAGGCCTGTGAACAGTGAAGTAAGCGCTGTGAGAGGTGCGGTCACAAGCCCAACAATAACCGAAGCAAGCGAAGTGAAGGCCCCAGCAATTCCTGTTATCAATGACCACAGCATTTTGAAAGGAGCTATGACCACCGAAAGGAGTGACGTGCCAATCCCTAGCATAAATTTGGTGAAGCCAACAATACCAGAAAAAACGGCTCCAAGTACGTTAAAAACCAATGTGATCGGAGAAACCATAAAATTAAAGAATGCCGTAACAATTCGCATAGCCCCGCCAAGTAGTGCAAGCGAAGCAATCAATCCTATGACTGACATGGTCATCACTTTGATGGTCGGGTCCATGACATCGAACCAAGTGATTCCTATCTTGATGTAGTCGATGAGCGCATTCAAGGCGGGCAAGAGTAGCGTCACCAGCGAGTAGCCAACCGCATTGATATTGTTCAGGAGGATGCGCATACGAGCACCAAGACCCTCAACACTGCGAGCGGCCATGTCTTGCATCCCCGTGAACATTTTCAATTCATCCTCTATCTCCTTTAGTTCTTTCGAGTAACCAATGAGAGGCAGCAAGACGCGCTGGATGCGCATATCGAAGCCGGCCATCAACTCATTGAGTTTGTTTTGCCTGTCTGACCCAGTCCCTATTACCTTCTCGATGTTCCCGACGATCACTGAGAAAGGAAGTAGCTTTCCCGTCGCAGTGTCATACATCTGGAGTCCAAGTTCATCCCAAGCATTGCGATACTGGTTGACGGCTTTCGTACCCGCTATCGCTCCTCCCGTAACATGGGTATGGATCCCTTGACCCATAGAGGAATGGATCTTCATCTGCCCCACCATCTTCTGACCCGTCTGCTGGATTCCCATCCCCAAGGCTTTCCATCTCGAATCGCTCTTTTCGGCAGCGGTACCGAGAGCATCAACGGCATAGCGCAATCTATCTCCGGCGGCAACCCCTGTAATCCCTTGCTTTGAGTAAACGGCGAGAATAGACGCACTTTCTTCCAAGGACATATTCACCTTGCGTATGAGGGGTGCGGCCCTCACGAGGCCCTCTACAAGCGTCTCCGTGTTCGCTGCTGCTCCCCCTAGCACCCCCGCACCCGTCATAACTTGAGCTATTCGCCCCAGGCTTTCGATATTCTTACCCGCGTCAGCAGATCGCATACCCAGGGCTGCCTGCGCTTCTGAGAGCGATTTTACAGCTTGCTGGAGATCGAGCGTATTGGCGAGAGCGAATGTCTCAACTGTCCGTAAAGCGCCGAATGCGGAAGCAGCATCATAGCCCGTTCTGCCGAGCGTGCCCAGAGCTATTGCTAGCTCGTTTGCCGTGAAGGTGCTGCGCTTGGATATGTCGATGAGGCGCTCCTCTATCTCCGCACGCGCTCGGCTGCGATAGTCCGTGAACCCACCTGGTTGCGTGAAGGCGGCTCCTTCTGACACTTTGCGAAACTGCGCGAATTGGTTCATGCTGTGTGCTACGGCATCGTCTAGCTTGGCAAAGTTGCGTGTCCACAAGCCAGCCATAAGCGTGAGAGGGATTGCAAAGGAAGAAGTTACCGCTCGTCCATAAAGGAAGGTTTTCTTAGCGAGCCAATTCATGCGTGCGTCGGCATTGGCCGTCATTTTCATAAAGCTGGAATCATCGCCGATCAGCCTCACGACTAGGTTTTGCAACGTCAGGGTTGGTGCCATGCCGACGCCAGCCATTATTTCTTATCCTTTCTCATTCTCTCTTGTGCGGCGCGCTTTCGGAGCACTCCCGGATTTATTGGTTTCCTTCCCTTCCCTACAAACTTACCTTCTGCGTCCAGACCCGCAGCAGGGAACCAGGCAGCTTTCGATTGCTCGGCTCGTCTCTTGCGTTCTTCTGGGGTAATAGGACCAGGCTTTTGAGGTTTCTTTGCCTCAAATTTCAAGATGAAGTCTTTGGCTGTTTTCTTGCTGGAGAGCATAGCAGCGATTTGGGCAAGGTAGTAATCAATGCGATGGAAGTGGTTTACCTCCTCAGCGAGAAATACCCTCCATAACATAAATTCCCTAGGGGAAACCTTCTGTTTCGCTTCCCTTAGGGACCATCCCTGCCGGAGACACAGAGTCATCCACTCTAGTGTGTCTCCTTCGTAGAGTCTTTTTTTGCGGCTTCCTCCGCCACCTCGTCAAGCGCTGCCATCTTCTGACAACGCTTGAACAGAACATCCTGCACGCGCGGAGGCCACGTCTGCACTTCTTTCGGATCAACGTGCTTCCCCGTCTCCTTGTCGAAAAGGCACTTGCTGATGAGGAACGAGAAAAGACCGTCGATGTTTTTCATGCCGATGGGGCGGCCTTGCATGTCCACCTTCTGCCGTGCTGCAAGCTGATTGAGAAAGGCGTCCCGGTCCGTACTCTCGGGCTCGCGGAGAATGTAATCCTTTGCAATCCCCTTGCGCTTGACGCGGATCGGGAATTCGGCAAGATCCGCGTCAAACTCTTCCACTTGGGGTTCACCGTTGTCGCGCTCGCTGTCCATCTGCATTCTCCTTAGGGGAAGGTGTAATTGGTATCATCGTACACAGGAGGAGTAATCTCGAAGTGGTCGGGAACAAGGGACGTTCCCGCAATCACTTCCAGGTTGGAAATGTGGAGCGTTAATTCAGCCATCGGCTGCTCGCCTTCCTTGAACTCGCGCGGCTTGAAATCTTCGATCCATCCCATGACCTCAAGCGTCGTGAAGTCGGGGAAATTGATGGTGATCCTCTGATTCACACCGATCATCCCCATGACACCCGCGTAGGTTACATCCGGCGTTGTAGTAGCAACACTATCGTCATAGGATGAGGTAGCGAAGGCTCCGTTCATCGTGATGGCTTGCGCTGTCTGGAGCGACTTCGGCCACGCCGTACGCCAGGTGTCGTTGTACATCGTGGTGGTGTTGATAGGTCCTTCACCTGTGACTCCGGGGGGAGTGACTTCCTTTTCAAAAAAGGAAATGTCGGGACCTAGCTCGAACGTGACAACGGTACTAAACCCGTCGGTCAAATAGTCCAATAGCACTGGTGATACCGGCATTGCTTCTCCTTTCTGTTAATTCAGTTTGCGATACATGGTCAGGTAGTAATTCATCACGTAACTTACACGTCGTTCCTGTACCTCCTCTCCCATCGGTAGAATACCCGTCCTTCGACAGGCGCTACGGATAATATACTTGTTAGTTCCATCCATGTCCACCACTGCCAAGTAAAGCTTCTCCATGAACCCAAGGTTATTAGGTTCGCCAACTAGATCAACCAGCTTGTCATAGGCAGTCTTGGGATCCGTCGCACGCAGGTGCATATGGATCCCCTGATGCTCGATCACAGCGCCGTTCTTTTGGATTCTCCCTTGCAGATAGGAGCTGGCACTGTAGATCACCAGAATGTTGTCAGGATCCGTAGGCAGAGCAGACACATAAGCAGGCCATGCCTCATTCGCTGATGGCATTGTGAATAAGCCACCATCGACAAGGCATTTTCTCAGAACGTCTGGTGCCCCGTAGTTCATGGGTTCTTGCGCGATGAGGTCAAATCCCTCACCATATTAAGGTAAATGAACATAGCAAGCGAGCCATCAGCAACTATGCGATTCACCGGATCCTCAAGATACTTGTATTTCTCGCCCGGTCTCCTCATGTGATCTTTGCCTGCTGCGATTCGCGCAGCGTATTTGACGTTATAGGCTTCTCCGTGTGCTATGCCAAACATCTCATGGACATAGACGGCATATTCTTGAGCGGGAGAATTAGGGTTGCCATACCCCGCTGTCACCACTGTTTTGAATCCCTGCCCCGTGCGCAACACTCGACGGCTGCGCCATAGCTCCCCTGTATCAATGGGAACCTCTTTATCACTCTCCCGTAGGATGAAGAATCCCGCTTGCCGTAGCACGACATAGAACCGATATTGATAGCGATTGTATCCTTGATTGATGGACTGGATCACCTTGTCCATCCCTTGAATATCAATGTAGAGCACTTCCCCAGCCATCAGACTATCGCCGCTTTGAGGAACTTTTGGGCATTGTCTATCTCGGGAATCCTTTCGTACTTCTTGACCTCCCACGTATTCGGGTTCGCAAAAGGATTGATCGGGTCGCTAAGCTGGCTGACAGGACCGAGCGACAATACGCCCATCGGCGCAACATCGGTGTCCACATAAACGATTGCCCTTGAGACAAACTCACGACCTTTGGCATCGACATAGAGGGTGGCTTTATCCTCCCATCGACAATTGATCTGCACGACGGTTCCCCAGGTAGGTCTGCCGTAATCATCGTTCCCGGTCGGTGCCCAATAGGCAGCGACTTGATGAAGCTCCACATAGTCGGGTATGCTGCTCATTCGGTAAACAACCACCACCAAGGGAAAACGTACATGAAATTGCTCGGGATTGGACCGTTGTAGTACGTCATGGAAAACATCTCGATCTTCTTCCAGATAGCTCCCTTCTTGGCAGAAGCATCGAGACGCGCCAGCCCGCCGGCCGTATCGAGACGCATGGCAGTCTGACCGTAGAAATTCGCACCAAAACCTTGATCGGACTTATTCATCCCTTCATAAGTTCCTGAGGAGGCTCCTGTGCGCTTGGAGATAAAGCGCGGCTTATAAACGTGATAAAAGAATGCCGCGAGCCACCTCTCGATCAATTCAAGGTCTGCGGTCACGTAATCAGGGTCGGTGCAGACCCTAATCACCAGATTGTCGGCAGTATCAATGAATGGGGTAAGATCCGTCGTCTGATCCCATTGAATGATGCTCTGCACCAATTCCGGCGTTGTCAGAGGCATTTAACGCCTCTTCTTCCTGTGAGCTAACTCAGCGAGAAAAGGATCGACACTCGCCCGCTTGAGAGGTTCCTCATTGAGAGGAACATCTCGCTTACCTTTTGGAAAGACGTAGAAGCCCTTGGATCCTTTGTATATCTGCACCCCCAGGGTGCGACAACGGGGGAAAAGGTCGCTAACTTCCGTGACCTTTTCCCTCTCCTCTTTTGGGTGGGCTTTCTCCTCAGCCATGTGCCTCTGATCGTCCAGATCATGCACGCCGACGGGAGCGGGAACGTCAGGAGTTGCATCCGTGTCCTCATCCTCCTGCTTGTCAGACCAGATGCGCTTGAACTTGTTGACGAAGCGCGTCAGGTCGTCCTTCGATTCGACAATATCTCCTTTCGTATAGATTTTGCCGCCTTGGATATGCGTGCCGTTGAGGAGGCGGAACCTCATCACGTCAGATTCTTTTTCTTTCGCCATGACAATTCTCCCAGAGGTTTAGCTGAAGTGGATGATTCCGCTGTTGCTGTTGATATCGCTGCGCAGCTGGGGAACGAGAATGCACAGGACCTTGAAGTGAAGATCCATGCCGCCTTCCGTCTCCCACTGGATCGTCGTGATATCCATCCCGACGACAAGGCGAACCACATCCGAAGTCTGCTGGACGAGCACCAAATCGAAAGCGGGATTCGCAGCCGTGCCCTGCGGGAAATAGTCAAGAGTGCGCACGTCAATGAGGTTGTCGATGCGACGGAGACGATCGCGCAAGGTCATTGCCGTCCCGGTCGATACGTTCGTGCCGCCAACGCCCTGAATGTTGATGTAATCAGCATCCATGTACTGATCCCACGCGAGACCGCAGTAGAGGATCCAGGGGCCGTAGTGCAGCGCCGTCTGCTGGCTCTGCGTTTTCATGGCGAGGACATCATTCAGCGTGACAAGCGGATTCCAGGCAGTATTCGCAGCGCTCGCCACAAACGGCTTTTGCGTCAGGTTGCCCGTGATGCGGTCGGGGAAGTTCGTCAGACCAAAGACAGAACCACCACCGAAGTTGTAAGCGGTAGTAGTGCCCAAATAGAGTTGCTCGATCACTTCCGCCACGCGACGGCCGGCGAGTTCTGCTGTGGTGGTATCTAACGGCGAGCCACCCGTGCGCGATGCCATTAGCTGCCGCAGATCATAGGAGAAATCTTTGTGAGCGATGGGGAGCGGCAGATTGTTGAGGTCGAACATCGGGCGGTCTTCTTCGGACTTGCGCAGCCCGCTCATACTCAGAGTAGCGGGCGTGATATCCGACTGACGTTCGTGCTGCAGGATGACCTTCGCCATGCCGTCGGGGATAGTGTATTCCAACCCAGCACTGCGAAGATCCGCGACAGCCCGGAGACGCGGCTTGGCCGCCTTGAGCACCGCCATGTCGATGGTCAGCCAATCATTCTTGCGCAGCAAGCCCTGGGCGATAGGTGCATTCTGCACGATGGCTTGCGGCACGCGCTCGCCGTTGTCATTGACGGTATAGCGAGTGATGTAGGTCCGCCCGTCCTTACCCAAATAAGGACGCCGAACCGCTAAATCGAAATTGCTGGCCATGAGGTCAGCAGCGACGTTGCCGGTGATTTGACCGTTGAAAACAAAGTCAAACCCCACGTCAGATGGCGCATACATTCAAGTTACCTCCTTAGGGCAAGAGAGAGTTTCCAACGGTTTAGTAAACGTGCACGCGAAGCCAAGTCTTGTCGGCACCAGCGGTATTGTTCTTTGCCTCGAGAGCGTGCCCGACGAGAGCCGGAGCCGTACCGCTAGAGGCAATGAGAGTTCCGTCGCCATTCGACATGAGGGTTGCCATAAAGGCGATATTGCCCGGCGAGCCATTGGGGATCATAAAGTAGAGTTCGTCCCCCGGCAAGTAGAGCATAACGGGATTGCCCGCGCTGCCAACGACGGCCGGCGTGGCAATCGTCTGCCCCAAGTTCTGCCCGTAGGGCTGTTCGAGAGCGATGGTGCGCTCAAAGGCTCCGCCTGACGTGGAATGGGGACGGAAGTTGAGGACGCCCGAATTGCTGTAATGCTCGACAAGCATTCCAGGATAGAAAGCGACTCCGCAGATACCCTCATCGTACCGCCCCTTGCTCTTGAGGGCGATACGGTTGGGGCCAGCAAACGGAGGACCCGCAAGCGTAACAGTCATTGAAAAATCTCCTTTGTCAAGAGTAGGTTACTTCTTGGCGAAGTTCATGGTCGGCATCGGTAGTGGCTCTTCGACAGCGGTATTGGTCTCAACCCGACCCGCACCCTGACCCGCGTAGTTCGGGCGGCTGCGCTGGGGTTGAGCGAGAGCGGCCATCGCCCGCAGATCCTTGATGGGGAAGGCGTCGTCAAGGAGGCGATCTTCGGGGTAGGTCTCAGCATCATAGCCCTTGCTGTTCTTGATGAGTTCCACCAAGCGCAGCTTCTCCTGATCGAGCGCTTCCATGCTGTTGACGATGACCTCCCGAATGCGCGGCGGAGCATTGCGGATATAGTCGTCCACCGAGAGCACCTGATTCTTGGCCATCCTTTGCTTGTCTTTCTTCTCCTCCTCTTCCTCCTCCGTGTCGTCCTTGCCGTTGCCGTTCTTGGCATTCTTCGTCGCCTTCTTGCGCTCTTCCATATCCTGATCGGTCTCGGTCTCTTCCTCCGTGTCCCAGCGCTTCCTCTTCGCGCCCTTGGTAGCGGGGCCCTTGATGTTCGTACCCTTCCCTCCCATTTCAGAGAGTTGCTGGATTCTCGATTCATCGAGACTCTCCAGCCATTCTCGGTCTTCCTCTCCAAACGCCGAGTTGGCGAGTAGAGCATCGACCATTTCGTTCTTGGTCATGAAATCCTCCTTCTGGTTATAGGTAGCATGACCCACATAGGAACCATCGCTCACTCGGCGATATTCTGAATGTCTGTCAACCGATTCGCGCTTGCCCGTGTGCTTGACGTTGCCCCCGTCCATCTTGTAGGGCTGCTTGTGCATCTTGCCAGTTCTACCATCCCGAGCCACGTAGAAGTCATCATAGACATCCATTACCGAACTAGGATAGTAGTAACTCTCGTTGCTATCCGCTCCCGCCTTCGCGTCATCGGCAAGTTTTTGATTGATCTTGTTTCGGATCTTCTCATGCGACATTTTGCTACTGGCGTTGTCAATGGGGTAAACGGGGTCCTCCATCTCGTTCTTCGTCGTGCGCCAGCTATCAGGAAGTGTGAGGCCTTTGCGCTTGGCGATGGCAACCACCTTGCGGCGCACAGCTTCGGGATTGTCTGCATGGTGCAGCAGGCTCGCCGCAGATTGCACGTCCTTCTGACTCTCGATGGGGAACGATTGGTGCGGCCCGGCGAAGCTGCCTTTGTCTAGCTTGTCGCGGCGAGACTTCGGCCAGCGGTCGGATAATTCTTGCAACTCATTCCAGAAAGCCTCTTCGTCCTCTTCGTTAGCGAGCAGCCCGGCCCCGTCCTTGATAGAGCAAGCGCCCACCTTATCGGGAAGCACTGCGAGATGATCGGGACCGTGATCGCGGGCGATAGCCTTGTAAGATTCATCATTCCAGGTACCTTCGGTCTGCTCATTCTCGGTAAACAGTCCCGTAGATACTTCCATCTTTTCGTTCTTCTCGATGGCATCGCGGACGCGGGGATCGACCTTGTCCATACGGTCTACGTCGCACCACGCTTCGGCGATGAGTTTGCCTCTTCCCTTCTCCTCCTTGTATTGCGTGTTGAGGATAATGCCGATCTTGCGGACGGCGAGCACTTCGGGAGTGCACGCAGACGTGCCCTTGCCATTCTCTTCGGGATGGTAAACGACAACGGGCTTGTGGTTCCAAAGCATAGGCCGACGACTCAACTCTTCTTTCGGATAGTAGAGCGGGCCTTTCGAGCCTTGATGCACGCCTTCCGTAAGCATCACCATAGGCGCGACTAAATAGCGTCGCCCCTCCAAAGTCTCATAGCGAGCACGGCCAGCAAGGTTGACGGTCAGCCGTTCAAGCGTGCGGTCCATGTTTTGGGTTCCCTTTTTCTTGTCTTGGGATTTGAAGTATTCAACCTCTGCCAATCGCTTGTGCGCTTCGTGTTTGCTTTTGTAGGGACCTCCGAGATGCTTACCTCCCTCACTCTTCACCGACCAACCACCTTTTTCCCTGACGATCATATCTCACCTGAAGGAGAGGGTCAAGAGAAAATGGAGAGAGGGGTGGACAAGGCCCCTCTCTCCTCTCCGACAGGGCCGGGCTGCACCCCAGCCCTAACGCCAGTAGTAGGGATTCTTCGTATAGGTTGTATATCCACTGCGGAAGTTGCCGCCGAATCCGAAACTACCCGACACGGGCAGGGGCGCGACGATAGGCTGCACAGGCGCGATCGGCTGGACCGGCACGCCGCCGCCCCAAATCGGCTGCGTCGGTAGCACAGGCGGACTAAAGATCGGCTGCGTCGGAATGCCTGGACTCCAGATTGGCTGCGTCGGTACACCCGGTCCCCACGCTGGCAACTGTCCGGGCAGTCCCGGCTGATTGAATATAGGCTGGTCGATTCCCGGGCCGCCACCTGGACCCGGATTGACGATGGGGTTATTGATGATCGGGTTAGCAGGAGCAGGAGGCGGCGTCGGCTGCGGACCCCAGCCGGGACCGAAACCTCCGCCAGCATTCAGTCGTTCAAGGAGTAACCGCAGACGCAGGCACTCACCTTCACGTCCACCATCACCCCCACCTTCCCGCAAGCTGCGGAGCAGGCCGAGGCAGGTCGGATTGTAAGTGTAGTAAGGTCGATAGCTGTAGTATTGTGCCTGACTTTGTACCGCCAAGGCACCGAGGATCACAAGTGAGAGAATTGCTTTCATGATTCATCTCCTAGCGGCAGAGGCCGCAAACCTTGGCTGGAGTGTAGGGAACCGGGGGAATGGGATTAGTCGTCGGCCAGCGGACAGGAGGATTGACGAGCATCTGCTGAATGCCAATGTCGCCGCGTATTCCTCCGAACCCTCCGCTGCCGATACTGAGACTGCCTTGACCACCGAAGCCGCCAATGCTCAGACTGCCGCCAACTGACATGGGCACCGGAGCAGGACCGCCAATCGGCAATTGAATGGGTATTTCAGGAGGAGGACCGCCAACAATCGGGAAAGACGGAAAGCCGCCTCCTGGAAACACTGGCAATTGAATCGGTAGGTTGCCGCCCCCGCCAAGACGCGGAGGAACAATCACAATCGTCATCGGTAACTGATCGACCGGGACCACTGTCACGTTGCCGCTACCGCCGCCTCCGCCCGGAAACACCGGCAGCTGGCCAGACAGCAGACCATTCCAGCCGATGTTGGGATTGGGATTCAGGTTGATGTTCGGATTGAAGCCGAGGCCGCCCCCCAGCTGGAGTTGACCTTGCCCCGGCCATGAGGAGGGCGTGCGATACTCGCTGACCATCGGCCTCTGGTAGTAAGGACCGGCCATTTGCGTCAGGGAGTAAGTCTTGACATACTGTGCCTGGGCAGCGGATGCGAGCAGCAGAATCAATGGTGCGAACAGAAGTCGGTTCATGATGATCTCCTTAGTAACCGTATAGGTTGTATCTGGCACTATGCCATCCCATTCGTTGCAAGAAGGCTCCGATAGCCTCATGGCTGGTGTAAACACCCGGACCACCTCTTGGATCTCCCTGGACAGCGAAGCGGCCTGGACCCTGATAACCGCCGCAGACACCAACAAGCAGGCCGGTTCTAGGGTCAATCAAGGCCCCTCCGCTGCGTCCATGCCACGGAGGCTCTTGCGTCATCGTCACCCACAGCGAGTCCGAACGCTGAAGTACATGGGCAGGACGAACCACGGCGGGGAACTTCATTTCGTCATATCCGACGGACCAGTAGTTGCCGGGTTGTGTGTGGCCGAAGGAGGCTCCGGCAACTGGACAGACGAAAGGCCGTGGTCCGTCCCTGATCTCGATGAGCGATAAGTCATGTCGTGGATCTCGGCCCCATATTATTTGCTGGCAACCGGGGCGGAACGGGCTCCATCCTGGAGCAGATGGCATATCAAAAGTCATCCTTTTGTGGAGCATATCCTGCCCGTTCTCCGGATCAAACATATGGGAGCAACCGAGAAGAAAAGTCCGCCCTTGCTCGGTATGGATGACCGTCGCAGAGACGCCATGCGACGGGATACGCACTACGGCATCCATAGGCCCAGCCAGGGCGGATTGCGGGAGCAGGAACAGGAACGTAAGGAGCAAGCGTCTCATGGTCAACTCTTTAGTTTGAGGCCCATCACCTGTGCGGCCAATCGTGTGCAGCGCTCAAGCATGTCGAAACCTCTGGCGAAGTGCTGCGAGGCAGCGTCGATCTTGCTCGGAGGAGTGGAGGTGAATATGTCGAAAAGCTCACCGACTCCATAAGCATAAGCCTGGATCAGAGCGTGGCGTTTGACATCCGTGTAGCTCATGTCCTCCTCACTCTTGGGCGGGGCTTCACCACCATCATCAGGGCATGGCTCGCAGTCGGCCACTACCGAATCCTCCCCACCAGGATCGTCCCGGTCCACGGCGGGGCCATCTTGGCCGACCAGCGACCGTTGACACGGAGATGATATTGGTTGGTATCCTGGTTCCAGATCGCCAGGACATCGTTCCCGTCCTTGTCGTACCACCAGCCATTGTTGCCTTTCTCCCAGCGCTTAACCTGCGTCGGCATGGTCTGCTGCGGCTGCGGCACATACTGCGGTCGATAGATGGGCTGAACGCCCAGACCTCCGAGGAACGGTTGCTGCATCATCATCGGAGCCATACTGGCTCCCCCGCTGTAGAAGCCTCCTCCACCACCAGAGAAGCCTCCACCGCAGGAGCCGCCTCGTCACTGACCAATACTCAAGGCACCGATCAGCATTAGTGTGTGGATCATTGTTTCAGTTTCTCCCGCCGCATCTTGGCCTTTTCTTCAATCGTGAGACCAAAGACTTGATCCTCCCAACTCTCATACCGCCACATATCGTAGAATAGGATCTTGCCCGCCAGTCCGCAGATGAAGCCGAAACACCAAGAAGCGGCTAACAACACGAAGATACACCACGTCGGCACTCCATCCTCGTTCATGGTCGAATCGGCCTCCCCGGTGGTTTGAGATCCGGCCGGTCCGGAGGTTTCACCTCGGGCGGCTTTACTGGAGGAGTCCCCACACTCGGCGGGGTCGCTGGGCAACTGCATGTAGGACACACACACACGCCGCAGGGACAGCATGGCCGGACGGAGTAGTAGCAGCAACCTCCGTTATAGCAACCTCCGCAACCATTGCCACAGCAATCGCCGCAGCCACCTCCTCTACAGCGCCCGCCACCACGACGACCAAACGCTTCGGTAGGAGAGACCAATACAAGTAACCAGAGGGCGATGGCAACGAGCATCAAGATCCGTTTCATTGCAAACCTCCTTAGTCGGCACGGAAATAACCCCATCGTGGGGGAACATTGATATTGGCGAACGGAGCCTGCACCGAGACACCCGGACGGAAACCGTATCCCCAAGGTCTATTCCAACCCCAAGGTCGGCCATATCCCCACCAGGGGTTGGGTTGAAAGGCCCATGGATTAGATTGCAGCGCCCATGGATTGCAAGTGGGCGAGCAACCGAAGGGTCCGCAACAGCCGTTGGGACCGCAGGATGTGCCGGGGGCACAACCGTTAGGACCACATTGAGCTTTGCTTGGGAGGGCGAAGGTAATAAAGATGATGGTCGTTAAGCCACATAGGCTGAGAAATTTCATGCCTTCTCCTTTAGCAGTAGAGTATGTTTCTTCTGGCGGGATGATCCTTTTTGCCGCTGCACGGGTTCTTCCTTCTTTTCCTTCTTTTCCTTCTTCGTCGTGTGAGCATGGGAGGTATGTCCGTGCCCATGTGTCTCCTCAGTCATAATGACCTCCTTTCGGAAGAGAGTTAATGGGTCGTGGTGGTGTAGCGAGAGGTGATTGTCTGTGTTGTAACGAATGCGCAAATGTTTGTCAAGGAGGCGATGGCTCGATGGAATCATAGCGACACACATAGTTGGGTTGTTTCATTAGCTCTTTCTCCTCATCGTAGGCGTCGAGAATGACTTGCCGTAGGATATTGCGACACTCTTTGGTGATGGGGTGAGCGATATCGGCATAGAGCTTGATCTGCCCGTCGCGTGTGAGTTGATGCTCGGCTCGGTTCGGGTCTAGTCGGCGGCCACAATCATTACAGAAGCGTGCTCGGAGATGGTTCTTGTGGCTGCAATAAGGACAATGGTCTATCCGCTTGCGCGAAGGCATCGACACGAATAGACCATTGTTGCCATTGATGATCTTGATATCCCTTACCACAAACTCATCAGCAAGGGTTATCGAGCAGAAGGCAAGGAGACGTTCGTTATCCTCTTGCATGACTTTTACTCGGACGTCCGTAATCTCCACAATAGCCTCCTAGGAAGCAAGCACCCAGCTACATCGACACTGAGGATGTAGCGGTATGACGCCCCGGGCTTCTTCGATGGGGAATACCTCACCTGCCATTGCTGCGCACTTTGGGCAGGGATCTTCCATTGTCTTCCATTCCACGTCAAGCCGTAGTCTGTCTGCTCCTAGGTTCTCGAATCCATCCAGTTCGCCGTCTGCATGAAAACGGACGACTTCTGCATGGGAGAGTGGAATGCCTCTCTTCTTTAGGCTCCTTTCTAGATTGGCAGCGAGCGTTCTAGCGAGCGTCCGCGGCGCTACGTTACGGTGAAGCGCGTCTATGACAATGCGACCGCTCTGTGAGGACAGAGAGGACGCGATATCCGCAAAGTTATGTTCTATCCCTTCGCGCAGCATCTCGAGGCGGCGGAGGATCTTGCGCTGCTTTAGCAGTGCATCAGCATAACTAGCCGGACCGTGAAGGGAGAAAGGAAAAGACAAGAGCCCGGTGTCTCCCAAAACCAATTGGGCAGTAGGGTCGAGTATTTCACGTCGGGATTCGTGGTAGGCTCTAAGAACACCGGATTTATACCCCCGATTGACATAATCAACCCACCAGGGGTTTCCAGTGGCGTCGGTGCGCATAAAGGCATCATCGAGCAGCTTCTCCAGCCAAGTCTTGAATTGTTTGACTCTGGTGGCGTGGCTCTCAAAGACGGTGGCGGGCATTCCGAGCCGAAATGCGCCACCAGAGATTTCGGATAGGATTTCTTTCTCTATCGCCGCGTAAACCTTTCGGATCTGCTTTTCAAAGGAGTCTCTGAGGAACTTCGTGTGCGAAGGGTCCAGCTTCAAGGCATTCTTGACTAGCACTTTAACTCCACTGAGCGCATCTCGCGCCGGACTATCGCAATCGCCTCCTTTTGACTGAATTGCTCGCCATGTCTCGTCCAGATCGCAGGACCGTCTCTTGGGCGTGAGAAGATCCTGAACTCGAACTTTCGCAGCGTTGTATCATCGGGATGTATATCACGGTTTTCAGTGGTAAGGTCAGATGACTGCGCCACCACTAGCCTCCCTTATTCCTCTGGCGACGGCCCGTGAGGCGTCGATAGCCGCCGTTGCCCTAGTAGAACCAGGTCCCGTTCCCGTGATGCCCTTCTGTGGCTTTTGCTGCTTGCCCTTGCCGTTAGTACCACCACCACCATTAGTGCCTTGCAAGAGTTGAGCATTCATCTTCTTCATTTGGGTCTGGAAGTCGCCTGACTCTAGGATCGCTTCGGCTTGCTCGGGCGTCATCCCAAGCAGCACGGTAAAGAACTCATAGGGAGGGACAAGGTTATACGCTCCCGAAGTGACGTACTGAACGATGGCTTGCGTGCGCGTGATTCCTAAATTAGCTTTGTCTTGGTCAGTAGGCTTATTAAGATCGGGCCAGTTCACTATCACTCTGTCATCGGGTTCGGGCAGAACGCCTGTGTAGATAAGCCGATTAGCAAACGGCTTAATCAGCATCGGCGTAAGGTATTTGTGTTGCCGCTTGCGCATTCTTTCGTTCCACGTCCTTTTATTCATCGCCGACGCTAGCTTGCCTTCTTCCATACCAAGAAGTAAAGGCAGAGGGCAACCGATGCTCGCCGCGATAGCTTGCAATTGTTCGTTGATGTGATAGCGCGGCGAGGCTACCTGCGGAGCAAGCGACTTCGCTTTCATGCCAACCATCGGCAGGTAACGCATCAACCCTGCCTGGAATGCTTCTAATTCCTGTCGCGTGCCTTCACGGTCAAATTCTGCTTCGCTCGCTATCTCAGGGTCAATCTCAAAAGAATAGCCCGGGAAAGCACCCTTCCAGAACATTTCGGCGCTGCCGCCAAGCAGCTTGCGCAAGTCTATGAGTCTATTCAACACCGGCCGCATTCTCGGTACGCCAAAGACTTCACCCGACTTGCGACAATCGGCGACATGGATAATGCGCGACCAGTGCACCCTGCGAAAGTAATTGCCGGCGACTAGCACGGCTTCGGGAATGCCCGTTGTCACATCTACAAAGCGCACGGAATAGAAGTTTGGCGTCGCATAGCGCGGGTTGTAGCGGTCCTGCTCGAAGGCTTGCACTCTGACTTGGGTTTCGTCAAAAGCCCGCAAGTACACTATGCCCATATTGGGATCGGCTTTGCCATTGGGCCTGCCTTGCTCGTCTATGCCGTCTACAGGGTCCCATAGCTCTTTGCCGTCATTGAAGCCGATGAGAATCACCCCGTAGAAGCCGATCCCGCTAAGCTGGTCGATGCGATGGAGATAATGGTAGATATCGTGCTGGTCGCACAGATCGCGCCAAGCACCCTCAAACTTCGTTTCCTTCCTGCCTTCGCTCTCCACTAGCTCGGGATCCTCTGCCCAACATTCGTCAGGCATGATATCGACTACGCGCGTGGCGATGCCTTCCCGGTCATACATACGGCGATACTGATAAGGCGTGAACTCGATGGGATAGCCGCACTCACGGTCGATATCGTGCTTGAGGTCGATCATACGGTCGAGAAGAGATGTCCGCGCGATCAGCGAGTAGGTCTGGAAGAATGATTCGTAGTTGTTGACCATCTCGTTTTTGGTCAAGCGCTCAAGGGGAATAGCAGGAAGCATCTTGGGACGTGGCATAACTCACCCTATAAAGGACCTACTCGCAAGCGGGCTTTGCTGAGTATTGTAAAGGCACCCGAAGCAGCGTCAACTTGGTCAGCATACTTCCCCACTGGGAAATAGGTCAACTCGCTGATGAACTCCTCAATCCAGGGCGCACCTTCGATAAGGTAGACGTTGCCCATATTGACCTGCGTACTGAATGGATCGGCACGAATCACCTTGCTTCCCTGCGAGCCCGTGGGTCGGACAATGCGCGTATGGTATCCCGACAACCTTCTGGCCGTTCCTTCTGCTGATTCTTTGCCTCCTGATCCTGGCTCTTGCTCGATTCCGACGTAGACTAGCTTACCGTCATTCTTGGCAGTCTGCAAGATGAGTTTCTCCCTGATCGCCGAATCAACCTGTACTCTGATGATATCGAGCACCCAATAGACGATTTCCATCGTCACGCCCATGAGACAGCCTACGGTATAGGCTCCTCCGCCCATGGTATTGTGAACGAGTACCCCATTGGCAAAAAATTCATGCTCTTTTCTGACCTCAAGATTGTAGACGGGCACGCTTCCTTGCCTGACGGCCGCATTGATGCGAACAATATCGGATTGCACACACGTCGGTATGCCGAGACTCGAAAGTTTCGCCGCAGTACGCACAGACATATTGTTGGTAAGTACGATTCTGCCAAAGCTTCCGCGCCGCCCTACTGAGCATCTTTCTAAAGGCAGGTTGCTTTGTGTGGATAGCACGATGCTTCTTTCGCGGGAGGCATTCAAGGTTCGACAGAGCGTGGTTATCGTGGTTTCCGTCCTTGTGATGGATATGATGGCCGTCGGGTATATCGCCTCGAAAAAATCTCCACTTAGCTTGCTGCAAGGTCTCGTTACGGTATGAGCCGTTGAAGTAGCGCATGGTCTCGAAATACTTCCTCCCTGGGCGTCGGCGGTACCTGATGCCGTTGAACACAATAATCTCCGTGTCCTTATACGCTTTCGGTCCTCGCATAGCTGTCTCCTCGAAGTTAGAGCACGGTGGTTATCACGAAGGCTATCAATCGCCGTCCAGGTATCTCCTCCCGTGTAAAGAGGATGATCGTTGGTACCCCAGAGAACCACTCCATTGCTGAATAAAACCCCCCATACCTCATCGACAAAGCCAGAAACCCCTGCCCAATGAACTTCCTGATAACCGTTGCGAGTTAGGACAAGATCACCAGTCCGAATGCTCGCAATAGGTTTTTGACCATAGGGTGTATCAATTAGTGTACATTCGTACAGGCAAGCCGCCTTGTCCCAATACCTCACCATACGACGGAAGTTCTTGGGGCGAATGCCATAGCGAAATCTGTCCGTCTTGAACATGCCCCCGCCGGGAGGCGAAGGCGTCTGCTGAAACTGTCCTGCATAGCCGTAAGCGCCTAATTCTCTATAAGCCTCTCTGAGGATAGACTTAGAGAGCCGTATCGGATCTAAAAGGTTGTCTGTGTAGTGTTCTTTTGCCGAGGGTGGGGAAATATCTTCGCTCAATTCGGCCGGTAAGCAGATATGCCGGAGACCAACCTGTTCTTCTTCCGTATCAGCAAGTTGCCAGACGGGTCGTTCTGGTGTAGTCTCTGCATTATCAAAATCAAAGGTGATACGGCTTTGTCCACTTTCCTTTGACTGAGTTGCTGGCCCATCCATTGGTTGACCTCCTTGAGTCTTGCCTCTGATAAGACTTCAAGCGGATCTATCGGATCGTCCACTATCAAGAAATGGCCGTGCATCCCGAGAACACTACCGCCTACACCGACGGAGAATCTATCCCCTTGCTTGTAATTGGCGAAGTAGCCCTTCGTATCTTGGTCACTTCTAAGCTTTATGTCTGGGAACGAGTTGCGGTACCTATCTGAGCGTATCACATCCCGGCATTTGCGGCTTAGGTCTAGCGCCAATCTATCAGCATAGGACCCGCAGATGAAGCGACAATGCGGCATGCGCGTCCAACACCAAGCAGGGAACATGATAGAGCACACTGTGCTCTTAGTAGTTCCCGGAGGGACGTTAATGAGGAGGTCGTACTTACGGGGCAGCCCTCTAAACACGCGATCGGCGAGAGTTTGCAACTCTTGACAGATGTAGGGGATGTGCCAGTTCCAGACGGGTTTTTCGGAGGAGACTTCATACCAGAACTCCTTCACAAAGTCGAAGAGGGACTCCCGACATATAGAGGCGAGTAAATCCTTTTCTTCCAGCTGGTAGTTCTTATGCGCCATGATTCACTGCGCAATAACATCCATACCGATGAGGATGATTACTTCCAGGTCGCCAAGACCCGCCTTTTTAAGCGCTTCCTGGATATTTGCTTTCAGAGCGTCTACGCCGCAGTCTATGACTTCTTGGGCGTATTCGTCTCTGACGGATAAGATCAAAGCCCGCGTCTTGTCCGTGACGTGCACCATGCTACCAAGCCACGGGACGGCCGTAGCTATCCGAGAGAACTCGCGGCGTGATAAGTGTACCGACATAAGCAGCCTCCAAATAAAAAGGCGGGAAGAACAGGAAACCCCCATCGCAGCCCAGGACGCCAGTTCCGGACTTGAGAGATCCCATTACTTCCCGCCTTGCGTTAGAGCATCGTCGTCAAGGCTTTCAGGTGGGCCATTTGCTCGACGCGCTTCATGAGCCGGCGAAGCCGCCCCACCTCCTTATGGAGAGACTTCACCTGCTCGCGCAGATCGCGGTTTTCATGCCAAAGCTGCGAACAGCTTTTGCAACCGACGTGCCTATCTGCACTGGTGAAGTTTTCCATTACCACCTCCTACTCTCATACCGTTGTCCCGTGTTCATGGCTGTCCTCTCTACGATGTAAATTCGGCGTCTATCACTTCGGCCGCCGACTTAGCCTTATTGTCTAAGTGTTGTATATTATCTTCTTGATGCGAGATTGCAAGGGGATGTTGCGTCCCATTCTTTTCCCGTATGGCTTCAAGCACCTGTCGCTTGAGGTCTAGAGGCAAATCTTCTAACGTCAAATGCGCGTGGGCATGGGCGTGATCGACTTTGCCTTTGACATTGAGTTCCACCCGAGAATCATAGCCGCGACCTTTGTTAAAGGTGCGATTAGCAAAGATGGTAGCTGCGCCGTCGCCTTTGCGGACTAAATCTATCAAAGCACCCTCAAAGAAGTCGCCTTTGATGGTGTTAATCTCTCTTACCAATGCCAAGAAGTCAGGATCTTCGTCGCCCCAGTGCTTGACTTCGGTGCTTTTCACGCCCACCTTACGACATGCTTCACTGACCATAAAGTTAGAGTGGAAGAGGGCGTATAAGAATAAGTGCTGCCTTGCCTTCTTCCCGGCATCTTCCAGCATACTTTCTATCCGGCGAATGTCGTTGGTAGTCTCTTCGCACTCGTTTATCTCAGACCAAAGTCTTTGCAGTCTGGGGTCTAACCTGCCGAAGATGAACTCCTTCAGAGTGAGCGCATGCACGCCCATCTTATCGGTGCGGCGTGCTTTTCTAAGTGCTTCATCTAAGCCGGGATGCTCTTTGCGCCAGACTAAGAACCTATGCAAGGTGACACCTAAGGCTCGCGCTATCTGGATGTCTACCAGGCCGCTGCGGGCAAGCTCATAGCTCTTGAGGATATGCCTCTCATCCCAATGGTACTTCTTGTACCTGTGACCAGAGGGGGCGGGCCGCAACCTCTTGCGCTTGCGATACTCTACTACCATAATTTACGCCTTTCTACTTACGGAGGTCCGCTCATGGGTGGCAATCCCATGTTCGTCAACACTCGATTGATCGCCGTACCCACCGTCACACGATCCTCATCGCAGAGGTGCATAGACACGGTCCAGTATTCCTTTTCGACTCCCGATAGGGTGATGGTGGTCGTGACGACCGGAACATCTGTGCTGTTCGGTCTCTGGCACTTGTCGCAAACCAGCATGGAAAGTTACTCCTAAAGCTGCGGCGGGCGATCCCGCCAGGATTGTGGTCGCAAGTCCTTCCACTTGTTCAGATTACGCTGAGCCTGCTCGCAGATCGCCCGATCCGCTTCCTGCCAAGTCGGAGACTCCCGCCAGGATTTCTTGGGATCAGGTAGACGGTATACGTCCTGACCAACATGCTCCACCTGGTCCTCCGGCTCCTGCCCGTAGCGAAGGCCGCTTGGTGATTCTCGCCAGGTAGACTGGACAACGCCATCTCTTATCAGATGACCATGTTCCCGAACCACGCGGCACTCTCGCCAGCTGGCTCGCCACTTCTTCATCTCGCCCGTCAGCATGTCCGGTCCTATGACGAACAGCGGATGCTCCTTGCATAGATCGCAGTTGCAGACGTACATCTGCTCTGCGAATTGACGCTCACGCGTCATTGCCTCCTGGGAATCTGGCACCATCAGCCGCTCGATAGCGTCGCAGACGGAGTTCATTTTCTCGGTTGTCATATACGGAATGATGACATTCCGACGTGCTTGAGTCATCCATTCCTGCACCACCTTGACCGCTTCCTCACGTGTACCTTGCCACATAGTCTTCTCCTTTCGGCACCATTTCACATCTCCCAAATATAGATTTTCCTGGCAAGGGAAAGCAAATACTGCGCTAAGGTCACTGCCTCCTTTCGCGTGTCGAAGAGGCGGTCACCATACGTCCCGTCGGCAAACTCGGCTCCGACTATCCAAAGGTCAGAGCCCGTGGCCGGGAAATGGATGTCCACCTTCCTGCCATTCCTGAGCACCAGCCTAACTCGGTGCATCTTCACTCTCTATATGCCTCCTAACTCAACTTCCTAACTCAACTTCCTAACTCAACTTCTCCTGCCTTAGCCTCCAAGCGAGCAAGGCCATCTCCTTGTACGTCCTGGCCTTCGCCGGTTCTATGCCTCCTGACTCAACCGGCAGCTTCCTGATCGCCTTCTCCCCCAGCCTGACGAGCGCTTGGAAGTTCATCTTGTCCGCTGCCTCCAGCTTGTCTAGGAAATCCACCAGCCTATGTGCCTCCTCTAGCACCTTCTTTGCTCGCCTGAGCGTCCTGTCCACTATCCCGTCCAATGCCCTTGAACTCAATTCCTTGGTCATGGCTAAACCTCCTATGTTCTGTCAATACATAGCAATTCTCCTTATGCCATGTCAAGGCGGAGCGAAAAAAACAAGCACATTCGCCAGCCAAGGGACATAGTGCTCTGCTATGTGCTGCCAGATATGATTTATACCACCGGAAAAAATTTTTGCCAACACCTAAAAATTTCTAGGAGGTTTAACCGGAAAAAATTTCTAGGAGGTTTAACCGGAAAAAATTTCTAGGAGGTATTAACTGGATGTCAAGGCCCGAACGTTTGTTCAGTGCACAACTGTACACTGCGCGACCGTACACCTATTTGAGAGTTTGCCGATCGCAATTGTCTCTGACATTTGAGACATGAAATATCTCAATTGTCGCTGACAATTGAGAGTGAGATTATCTCACAATGACAGCGCCATGTCATTGCCGAACATTTGAGATAGAGATAGTCTGAATATCGCAATTGTCGCTCTCTCGCAGCAATGTTAGACAATTGGGATTGAAAGAGTAGAGATATCTCAAATATAGCGTAAACACTCGTTTATATGTCGATGCACTTATGCGAGCACAGAGCTAGAGCTTTGTATAAGCTTATGCTTATACGTTTAGGCGAGATTAGAGATAGCAGATAGTAGTTATTGCAATGCGCCATAGAACAGCAGTGCATAGCAGCGCTCGCAGTGCTCGCAGAGCAGAGCATATACAGCACAAAACAAAGCACTTGGGCAGAGCGTCGAGCAGAGCGAGCGAGTGAGAGCGAGAGCGACAGTGACAGCGCCATGTCAATTCAGAGACATAAACATATGCTTATGCTTTGCGAGTGACGGCGCTTGACGTGTGCTCTGTGCTGTCGCTCTTGCAGCTTACTTAGCGCGCTAACTATTTTTCGCTCGATCTTGAATAAATTTTAAGTGCTTGCGCTTGCCGAAGTTGTGTTCAGTGCGAGCGACTGACAAAGTATTAGCAGTGTATGCTCTGCTATCTTGCATACGCTCTCACAGTGTTGTGAGAGCACTTGAAAACTAGACTTGAGTTGCT